TATTGATAAACATATACTCTTCAAAGGGAGTCATACTTGTGATCTCACAGTAGCTATTTGAGGAAACACGAATGTCAATCGGATCTGTGGTGATAATATTCTCTGCATCCTTAAGGAAGAGTGATTCATATTCACCCATCTCAGATGAGAAAATAACATCATCAGCGGAGAACCATAGTCTATCTTTAAAGACTGCGATAGAATTAATCTTTACATGCTTAAGCTTTTTGCGGTCTACGGTCTTAAAGATACTTGGTCCCGGATTAGTTGTCTTGTCACCTGTAGTTCTAGCAGACCATTTGATTGGCTCCATGTTCCATGCGGTTACATTGGATGAATCAATGGACACCACAAGCTTCTGTGGCATTCTTTTAGGATCAATGTAAGAGTGTTCATCAGGTGTTCTAATCTTTTGAAGATAAGGTCTACCTGTAGTTGGTACTACGGTTGTGTGTGCTTCACCTGCAGTTGTTCCTGAGTAAGGATAGATATTTTTAGTACTATTGTTATAATAATAAGTTTGCTCGGTTGGGTTCCAACCAATGACTCTATAGTATCCACTTGTTGTATTTAGGTATGGATTGAGTGTAAAAAATATTTTACCTCGACCATCAATAATACCATTAAGAAGTGTATCACTATCATAAAGAGAGCGAAGCATATTTCTTGCAGTAACATCCTGAGTACTAGTTAATTTTGAGTTATTAGAAAACCAATCATCCTTTTCAGGTGGTAGTCTAATGGTAGATAAATCATCAACACGACTTCCTAAGTAAGCCTGAGCTGTGTTATAGTAATAGTAGTCATCAGCAGAAATATAATCTGCATTGGTTATATTAATCGTGTAAGTAGTACTTGTAGTTGCATTGCTACCAGTAATGGCAGGAGAAATGGTGGCTATTTTAGTTTGACCTACATATCCTGTTATAGTGTATGTCCCTCCACCACCATTAGCAAGAACAATTGACTGTCCTTTATAAGCATCATTAATAATAGACGCTGAAGATGCTAATTGTATTGTGGTTGCTGTAACAACCGAAGTAGCAGCTAAGTTTCCTTTAACTTCTAATGATGCAATATCAATTGTGTATTTTGTCGTTGCATTATGAGTGTCTTGTGGAAAGTGAAGTCCAGTAACAAGTGTGGCTTGTCTAGTTGCACCAACATAGTCTGCTATTCTAAGTGCTTCACTTACTTCTCCATTAGCAAAAGTTGCCCTAATTGTCATCCAATTATAAGCATCATCTACATTAGAAGCTGCATTAGATAAATGAATATGCGTAGTGTGAGCACCACCACCTACTGTTTGTGATATACCAGTTACTAGCGCAGGTCGCCATCCAAGTAAGACATCATCTTCTGTACTTGGTAGGGTATCCACACCCGTGTCAAATACCTTGGCAACCTTAGCTGCCGTATAGTATTTAATCTTACGACCATTGACATCTGGAGTTGCAGTAACATCTCCATTTAAATCAAATAACATACCATCAGTATTTACATCCCCAGTAACATCAGAACTAAATCCCGCTCGTACATTTTTATTAAGAACAACCACGCTTGATCCCAGTGATACAGCCTTAAGGGATTCCTTGGCTGTCTTGCTGTTTGGATTGTGTGTAATATAAGCACGGCTAGTTGCACTGACTACAGCCTCAGTATTCTGATTAGCTGGAGTTAGATCTTCCCACTTACCTGTAGGGTAGACTCTAAAAATATAAAATAAATTATGAGCAGTTGTGGTTGCACTAAAGTCAACCACAACAAGGAATGTATTCTCTTCATTAATACTGTACCAGTAGTACCATAGATCATGGGTTGATGGCACAGCTGCTAAAGAATATAAATCCAATCGAATAGCATTGGATGAGGTATCCCATGAAGTAGCTTCGGCTGCAGACTTCTGCGGTACAATCTCAAAGCCGGGTCGCTTCTCAAAGTTACGTTCTAGGGAAACTAAAGCATTGTCAATATTCTCTGCTTCGTTTGGTTGCCGTCTATTAGGCGACTGTCTACCAACAGAGTTAGTTGTGAAGACAGGAAGTTTGGTTGAGGCATAGCCAGCCTGTGGGCTGCGTCTGCGAATAGCCATTAAAAACCTCCGGTACGAAAGTACCTAAACCGATTTGGATCACTTAAATTACGAGAACGCATTGCTGAACTTCTAGCTAGATTGTTATTACCGAAGATGTTTTTCTTCTTGTCATTCATATCTGCTGCTTTGCTCTTGAGAGTAAAGAGTTGCTCTTGGTATCCCAAGAAAGCATCAGTAGCTTCATCACCCTGAGTAATACTCTGGTAGTGACGCATAGCAGTAGCCATGATGGCTCTCTGTACTGAAGTCTCTAGGTTCTCCCAAGGTAACTTCATTGTGAATTCAATATAATATGGACCATCAGCAGACTTCCATACATCAGTATCATCAGTTACATTCCACATACGAGCAGGAGATGCATTGTTTAATACTCTTGCTTTGATCAATCCAAGTTCTGGACTAATATGTTGTGAGATTAATTCAGCAGCTAGAATACCTGACTCATCAGAGTCTGGGGTAGGCAGAGGAATGTAACCATCTGCTGTTAAAGTAAACTTACGAATATATTTATTGTTAGCAAGACCTCTTAACTGATGGTCAATGCTTGCTTGTTCAAGTAGAGTATCAGCAATACCAGTATCAATACCCGACTCACCTTCAAGGTCAGCTACAAGGTTCTCACCTGAAGCCAGTAGCATATGATTAATTGCCTGTAGCTTAGTTATTAAGCCCATAGTAGCCTCCTTTAGTTGTTAGAAAAAACCCACCGACTCCCACTTAAGGGAGCCGGGGGTAGATAAACGATCACCTCCGATTCAAACTAGTACTAGAAACTTGTTATGAAGGAGAAGAGTAATCATTAGCTTGTGAAGTATTCTGCGCCGAAGCCACCAGTGAGATTGTCTGTACCAGCCTTTAAAAGATCACGAATCTCAAGGCGGGTATTAACAGCTGCAGCCGTACCATGACCAGTAATAAGCTTGACCATCTCAGGCTTAATGACACCAGTACCCTTAAGCATGCTGCCTACGGTAAACTGAGTATTACGGCGAACATCCTGCACGGTGTCAACCTTCATGCCCATGAGGGAAAGACCAGCAATGGCTTCTGACTGGAAGATAATACCATAAAGTGCAAATGCAGAGCAATCCAAGTTATACTTGGAACCACCAATGTTATTAGCAGCGGTGATATGATTGATCTTTGGAATATGGTTAGTCTTAACAATTCTGACACCCATGTAATCAAGGCTGTCAGTCATTGCGTTCATACCCTGTGAAACTGGAGCACCCTCAAACAATGGGTTATTGGTATAGTTGTTAGTTGCGGCAACTACGGCACTGGTCCCAACAACACCTGAACTTGTAATAGCAGAGAATGGTGAGCGCGGAATACCAAGCGCACGGATGACTTGGAATACCTTTGGAGGTACAGCGCAATAGACGCTACCAACGGCAACATCGTTCTCCTGACAAGTAACGAGGTAATCCTCAATTGCTTGTAGAATGAGAAGTCCTTCAGTATCTGAAGTTAATGAAACAAGAGTAGAAACAGTTCCAGTTGCAACTTGACTTGGAATATGGAATGCAGCGGCTGCAAGACCACGCGGATCTCCGGTTACTGGAGCCAGAGCACCTGCGGCTACGAGTGCCATCAGAATCTGACGATCACGGGTGCTAGCAAGGGTGAGTCCAGCCTGACGAGCCAACTCAGAGCGGTAATCCCACTGAGTAACGAGCAAGTCAACATTGTCAGTTTCAAAGTGAGCTGCCATTGGACGCTTATCAAGATTGACCTTGATAGTGGTCGAGGTAGAATTCGTGTCACCACTGTAACCACCGAGTTCAACACCCGAATTCCAAGATGGGTTAAGACCAACAGTACCCGTAATTGGGAATTCATAAGAGAATCCACCAGTAAGAGTCTTGGTGGTAATCATGTTTTCAAACATATTAAATTGATCATATGCATTGATGACTTCACCCGACCAAAGTGGTAACCAAAGCTTATTAAGTGGAGTTGATCCACCTGAAGTGCCATCTGCTGCTGCAGTACGAGGAAGTGTAAAGTCTCCAAAGGGGACATTTGTGCTAGCGAAAGTAGTTGCTGCCATTGTAGTATTCTTTCTTAAAAAAGATCATATCATTCATATCAAATTGTAAGACAAAAAGTTCTCAACCGTTTGATTATTCCTAAGGGAGTCTTTTTGTTGAGTGAGTTTAGCCAAGGGTCATCCATTACCATAAAGGGGGATTTACCCTTTGGCTAACCTCAGTCGATCCGTTGTCTTGTTACGGATTATTTGGGTAATTTTTCAAAATCAGTTCGCATCATCCGCTGCTCAACATATGCACGATACTTAGGATCGGCATTGAAGCCCGGATGATTACGCTCTGCAGAGAACTCACGCCTAGTTTGGTAACCAGCAATTCCCTGTTGAGTCGATGCAATCGGGATCTGTCCTTTTGCACTTGGCTTGGGTTCTGCACCCTTGCTTGTCTGTGTGGTCTTAGCATACTTAGCCTGAAGCCCATAGAGGGCTACATCCCAAGATGCCGATGCTAGGTTTTGATTGACTGAAGCTTGTTCTGCAGCACTGAGGTTCTTGCTAGCCCAGACAAAGAGTTTACTCAACTCTTCTCGACCACCAACTAACTCAGATGCCTTAGTATAAGCCATCTCAATCTTAGCCTTCTGTCCCTGCATATATTCATTAACAACATAATCAGGAAGACCAGTCTTCTTCTTAATAACTTCCAATGTCTCAGCCGAAAGATCATTGTTAGCCGTGAACTCAATGGTCCACTGCTTCCAATCATCTGAGGATGCCGGGATGTTTTCTACCTTGGCTACCTCTTCAACCTTGTTCTCTGGAATCTTTAAGACCTCTGGTAACAAAGGAATTGCTTCCTTCACAGGTTCTACCACAGGTTGTCCCGTAACTGGATTAGTAGTTGACGGGGTTGCTTCATACTTCTTCTTCAGGTCTGCGACTTCTTGTCGTGACTGAGTGTATCCTTTTTGAGCAGTCTTTAAACTCTCAAACCAAGCTCCGGCATCCTTGAAGTTTTCAGGGACAGCCATACCTTGGTTTCTTACATAAGCATCAAAGGCTACTTTCTCACGAGCAAGCTGAGCATCCTCTGGAGTCGATGTAAGAGATTGTTCCGAAGACATGATTGGAGTCTCGGAGGATTGTTCCATCATATCGGGAGTCTCTTCATTCATATTGTGTATCTTTCGTTAAATTTAATAAGGCTTCTTCTTGGAAGCGGCTTTCTTAACTGCCATCTTCTTGTCCATCTTCTTATCCATCATCATCTTCTTAGCTGGTTTCTTCTTCATAGTATTCCTTTCTTATGCGAATACGCGATATGGAATCGCTGGTGCGGGATCAACAACAGGAAGCAACTCAATCTGTTCTTCAGTCATCTCAAAACAAACACGGATGTTTGTATGGAATCGTGAGTCAGTTGTGCCGGGTGTAATAACAACACCCTCTTCATCTGTAATTGGTGGCTTTGAAATTGAGCCGATATAATCAATAGCTACTAAACCAGTAGGAACTAGGGTTGTCACACCTTCGTGTACTTGTTCAGCAAGAATACCTGCAGCCACGAGAGCGGCATCGGTTTCTTCTTTAGTATCTGTTCGTAATTGATAATCCATGATATCTTTCTTAGGTTTTGCAAAGGATACAGTTTGTGTTTATAAAACCGTTAGTGCATTAATTTGCGTTTGCGTCAATGCAGTTGGATAGAACTTAATCTGTCTAATTGTTCCAAACATAACTGCATTTGGAGCCGAATCTCCTGAACACCCAACACCCAAATGTGTTGCCACGCTTGCCAATGCAGTTGGAGCAGTTGCTACGCCCAAACTAGTAACCCCGTCATATGAACCGGAGAATGAAGATGCATCAATTGAAAGTGCCAACTTATGACGAGTTCCGTATGCAAGTCCACTAGCAAAATTGCGTTCAGTATTTGTTGATGCTGCAATCTTTCGAGATATTGTCATTGTCGAAGCGGTGTAGTAATAGATCTCTGTTCCATAAGAGAAAGCACCACCTGCCGTGCGATCAAAGATACGAGCAATGTCAAGGAACGCACCGCTTGGTGTATTTGGGATGCAGTCAACAAACAAGGTCTGCGGATAAGGTTTCCCAGAAATGAATGAGGAAGTAGGGATTGTGCAGTGATCCGCAACTCGTAGCACTGTGCTTGTTGAACCTGTAGGGATGTATGAACTTGCGCCAAAACCTAGTTCCGTTTGTGCGCCGTAGACAAGAATGTCTGCGGTTTCGCTGTTGACAGGTGGTCCAGTAATGTTATCCCAAAGCATGATTTGGAACTCAGCACTACCGTCTGTAACTGCAAACGTATGAGTAAACCGTTGCCACGTTGTGGTAACTACGCAGTTAACTCCGGCACTTGATCCCATTCTTAGACCAACATTTTGGATACCTGCTGCACCGTTTGCTATATTTGCTTTCATCCAAACGGACATGGTATATGTGTTACTTGGTACAGATAATATGGTACGGCGAATACGGGAAAATATGCCGTTAACACCGGATGCGCCATTTATTTTGTCAAAAACAATGCGTGTTACAGTTAATGCACCGTCAGGACCAGTAGAAGGATATAGCGGAGTAACTACAGGATCAAGCGCACCATTTGCTACACCATCCCTAGTCCAGTTAGCGTTGTTAAAGTCGTTACTATATGTACATAAATTAGTAGTTGCTCCCTCAATCAACAACCCTTTCGGTTCTGTTGTATTGACTGTAACTGAGGCTGTTGTTGTTGGGATATAGTCGGTAGCTCCACCACTTGTTACATATTCAACTTGCATACCATAAATAGATATATCAAGTGGATCTATAAATCCTTTTAAAGTAATTTCAGTGATAGCATTAGTTCCGACTGACAGATCTATTCTTGTCCATGTTGTAGGTATTGTTACAGCAGACAACAAACTAGAAGCCTGTTGTAAAAAACAGGTTTGTTCAGTAAGTGCATTTGATTTTGCATAAAATGAAATTCTTGCTGTCTTACCAGAAATAGCTGGAACACTAAGTGCTTGTATTATACCAGCATTAACATTACTTGCTGTTAGTTTTGTAGCAGTACCACTAAATCCGGGTGGTGCTGTATCAGCTGTAAGAGTTACAGAGTGTGTGCCATTTTTTTGCGCCCAAGGTGTACCTCCTGCTATAGTAAAGTTATTGGATTGTAATATTAAATTAGTACGGCTTGTAAGAATTGAACTGTCAAACCGAGGGGCGTAGTATGCCGCTGTGGTCGTTGGGTAGTAGGTTTGAGCGGTAGAGCCGGGGTTAAGTTGGAACCCCCACATCTCAAACTGACCAGTTGCTGTTCCTGATGCACTCTGTATTAATGGAGAACTAGCAGATACTGCATTATTATAAGTGTATGAATAACGAGTCCAAGTAGTAGTAATTGGAATATTTGCTCCAGCAGCTACTCCTGAATCACCAAATCTTATAGCGGGATTTGCTGTTGTGTCAGTAGCGCGAATCCATGCACTCATTGTGTATGTTGCACCCACAATATTTGGAGATCCTAAAGAAGCACTGTTGTAGTACAACCCATTAGTAACATTATTAAAAGTAATACGCGCAGCAGTTGTATCACCTATTGGACTTGTAATTCCTGTGGTGTATGCCTTTGCATAAGTACCGTAAGGAATCCAATTTGTATCTGCATATGCGGAATACAACAACAAGTTCGCACCAGCATGATCTACATATCCGCTTGAGTTTATAAAGGTTGCATTACTAAGCCGGGTAAAAGTTATTCCTTTATTTGTTAGGTCTGCACCAGTAGTCATAGGTACAAAATCTAAATCTAAAGTAGGTGCAACATATGTAGGATTGGTAATGGTTTTAAGTTGTGTATCCGAAAGAGCAGTAGGAAAATACTTAAGAGTTTGAAGCCACATAGAACCAAGTTCAGTAGCCGCTAAATCAGGGTTCTTGTTTATGCTCATCTCTACTGCTGTTGCCAAAGTAAAACTTGCCGCTGTATTTATGTCCGGAGATTCACCATTAGCAACATAGACCATTCTTGAAGCAGATGTATCAAGTGATGTGGCAAACCTAAATACGCCAGTCTGAGGATGCGAAAGAGAGGAGCCATTAATAATACTAGTATTAGCAGTGTTAAATGCGTTTCCGAGTATGCGTTGCCCTGATGCATTACTGTGATTATGTCGCATAAACCACCAACAACGACTTCCTGCGCTAGCATTAAACACCCCGTATGCGGGGAATGTGTCTCTGTCTCTTTCACGAATCTCAAGTTGCGAGTAAATAGTTCCTTTAGATTGGTTGAACGAAAGACTAGATATGTCTGACATCACAACACCATCCGCATTCCGCGTGACCCCACTCGCACCCGTAGGGATGTAGGAGGATGCGCCGGAACCTACTTCGACTTGTGCGCCCCAAACGTCCACTACTACCGTTGTTGCGTGTGGCGATTGGACACCGAACTCAACAAAGGATGCACCGCCAGTAAACGAAACCGAATATTTTGCCCATGTGGATGTGACAGTAATCGGAGTAAAAGTAGCGATTCCGGTAGTGCTGTTATAGACTCGTATATTGATCGCCGGGTTGCCACTTACAAGCCGTACATATATTGAACCTGTGTAAGTTATTGCAGAAGTACCAACATAAACATAAGTATTAGAGTTTGTCGATGTACCGAATGATATTTCACTCGCTGTACTAGTGTTCGCCGGGGATGTCTTGGTCTGGCTGTTTAATGTACTACCAGCGCCTGTGAGCGACCACCAACCATTTGCGGTGTTTCCACAATTTTCGCTAAAACGCGCCAAATTTGTCGCTTGCCCTTCAATCAGCAGTCCCCTTGGCTCCCCAATGGTCGTAGGGCTGTAGTCGAAGCGAGGGGCGTGATATGCCGCTGTGGTTGTTGGGTAGTAGGTTTGAGCGGTGGATCCGGGGTTTATCTGCAAGCCCCAAATGGCAACGCCTTGGGCTTCAACACCAATAAAATTTAAGCCTGTGGGGTCTGTTGCTGTGGAAGAAGCCATGAACACATATACACTTGAAAGTGAGGTATAAGTTCCCGTAAGTGTAATTCGATACCAACCGTCATCAGTTACCTTAGTAATTGTCGCTGCTCGGTTTGGCGCAGTTCCACCAACTGCCCCTATCACACTCCCAGCACCAACTAAACTAAAGATTACAGAAGCAGCCACATATCCAGTTGCGTTAATACCAACTCGGTAATCTGATCCAATTTGCTTTACATAAACACTAATTGTTGTTGCGCCAACCATTGCAATTGGTGCGCCGAATTGCAGTCGATGATAATCCGAAACTAGTGTTGGATAGAACACAACAGCAGTGTTGCCTGTTGGTGATGTAGTGGTTGACCGCGATAGGATTGCATTATCGGTGTAGCCTAAGCCTGTAGTTAGCAATTCAGAATACGGAGCAGTGTTAGCCCCTGCGTACTCCATATACCCACTTGAGTTCACAAAGGTCGCAGTACTGGCTCTGCTGAAGGTCAGCCGTGGATCAAGTATACCCTTAGTAAAATCTAAGTTCAATGTAGAACCATCTCCTCCCTCTATAGGAAGTAAACGATTCCGTTGTGTCCTCCATTCAGGAGGATCTAAAGTCCATGTTCGATTACGATGCATTACATTGCTCCATAGAAAGCATTACTTGTGCCTGATGCACCAACAAATTCAATCTTTAAAAGTTGGCAACCAAGTGTATCTATAAGCAAGAACGATGTTGATTTGCTTGTAGTTGAGCTATAAATTTTAGCATCACCTTCAGTTTTATTTAATGTTGCTACTGCATACATAATACTCCCTCCAACCGTTGTGGTTGCAGTTGTATTCATAGCACTAGCAGAACCATAGAATAACAATTGTGGTATATAGAAACCAGCATCAGAGATTGAATAACCTGTTACTCTAATAGCTTGTCCAGTAGGTACTGTATTTGTGCTTAAAATAGGAACTAATTTTAAATAGTTTAAAGCAGATGAAGAAATAACAACACAACTACCAGTAGTTATTGGAGCTGTTAATGTAGGTACTTCAATAGGTAAAGAAGCAGCAGCTACATTAGTTACATTAGTTGCTTTTAAAAGCTTCATTGGCTCTTGCACAGTCTTTAACTGTGACATTGTGTGTGTATGAATCATTATTTTTTATCTTTCTTTGGGTACACTATCTTTGTAGCGTCTTTGCCCGTGCATGTGGTAGTCTTACCACAGTTACATTTGTATGTTTTTTTTGCCATGTTTTACCAAGTAGAGATTGCTACACGCTTCCAAGTGTTGGTAGCCGTGCAGACATAGATGTAGTTGGTGTCGTGAACGATGTCCCCCTTGGTGCCTGTTGCTGTAGCAGAGGCTGGGGTCTTCTGAGTGGCAACCGATACGGTGTCACCTGTAATCAGCAACGAGCCAAACAGTTTGGTGGATGTTGTTGCAGTTACGCCGATGACAGTTGTGTTAGTTCCAAGCCCAACTGCGCCCTTGCCGATGACGATTGAGTTAGTGTCACCGACAGCGGCAACATCGGATTCAAATCCAATGACTACATTGTTGCTGCCTGTAGTAAGCAAGTCACAAGCGTAGCCACCCAATGCCGTATTGCTTGCGCCTGTTGTTACTGCACCAAGCGAGTGTGCGCCCAGAGCAGTATTGTTGGTTGCTGTTGTGGCAGCATCCATAGCATTACTACCGATTACAGTATTTCGATTTCCTGAACAACTAGCACTTAGTGCCACATATCCGATTGCCGTACTTCCGTATCCAGCATTGCCATATCCTGCACTTGCTCCAATAGCAACTAAGAATTGACCGCCTACCTTGTTTGCAGCACCTGCCGCAGAGCCAATAGCCGTAAGACCAGCACCAAGATTGCTTGCACCGGCATTAAAACCAATCGCAATGCAGTTTGCGGCGTTGTTGGCAGTTCCTGCATTGCCACCTACAAAAACATTGTTTACGCCTGTGTTAGAAACTCCTGAACCGGGACCAATAGCAACTAGATCATTGGATTTATTTTGGTACGCCGCTTGATACCCAAACGCCAACACAGTATTCCCCGTGTTTACATCTGCCGCCTGAACACCAATAGCCGTAACACTTGTGCCAGAATTTGTGCCAAGCGCAAGCCGACCGATTGCAATGTTGGTATCGAAGTCTCCCGCACCACGACCAATCTTGTGTCCGTTGATGTAGGAATCTTTAGCAATACCAACACCACCCGAAACAAGCAAAGCACCCGTAGCAGACGATGTTGATGCGGTTGTAGTAGAGAAGGTGTTAAGAGCAGTCCAAACATTTGTACCACCTAATCCAACACCGCCCCCACCCGCTACGGTTGCCGCCGCCCATGCGCTTCCATTCCATTGGGGTACTTGATTTAAAGTAGCTCCACTTTGCGTTAAATTGGATAATGTGTGTGTATGTGTTACCTCTGCTTTTTCTGCTAACATTCCTTCAAACTTTGTGGTTTGAACTTTAGTTTCTAAAGCAACTGTAAGCTCAGCTGTTTTTTTTAAAGAAGAAGATAACAGAGTTTGTAATTTCTTATTTAATAATTGCTGCTGTTGTAATGCTTTACTGGTACTCATTACTTACATTTTCTATTTTTAGGACATGATGTCTTAGACTTACCGGGTCCACCCCATAGGTCTTTGCATGCCCAGTATTTAGCAGTGAGTTTATTACTTGCGGAATCACACTTATGTCTAGCCTTGAAAGACTTACGAGCTTCAGGACTATAGTTGTTACCATATCCTGCTGCTCCATAATGAATGATCTTCTCTTGCCCATTAGCACAAGCCTTTACTACCCGCTTCTTATTGGGGTTAGGAGACTTAGTGGGTTTGTTACAAGACATGCTAGCTTTATTAACTTTCTTAGCCATTAGGTTGTCCTCCTGTAAATGCAGACATGTCAGCACCAGAGTTCTGAAGAACATTCATGATACCTTGTCCACCATTCTGTGCGAGATCTTGTTGTCCTGCCTGTGCCATGATGTTACCCATTGCTCCAGCAGTTGCCTGTGTGGAAGCCTGAGCCATCTGCTGCTGAGCCTGTTGTTGTTGCATCATCATTTGCTCTTGCTGAATATCTTCAGCTGATCGTACCCAATTACGGGCATCAAAGCCAAGAGAAGTAATCAACGCTCTAGCATACTCTTCCCATTTAAACGCAGCGGCTGCTTGCTCAGGTAGATTGCGAACCATCTCGCCCATCTGCATAAGCTTTTGCAAATCAGTGTCACGACTTAGGGCTTGAAGACCAGTAATTACTTCAATAGATAATACACCTTCATCATCAAAGAACTGTTCATACATTCTTGTATCAAGTTCTTCGTTTTCAATCATTAAAAATACAGATCGCTTGACAATTGGTTCCATGAGATCTCTAGCGATAGCACTGAATGCTCCACCTAAGACTGTCTCAAGTTCAGAACCAATCATACGAACAGCGGTAGCAGTCACGCGGTCACCACTTGGTAGTGAGGAGGCAGACATTAAGAATGCCTGACCAATTTCTCTACGCATAGTTTCAACAGCGGTCTGAGCAGCTGAAATCTGTGGGTTCATTGTCTGTGATGGTGACAGTACAAACACATCTGCTTGTCTCACGGGAATCCATGAGCCATTGGGTGCATCAGCAACATCGTCTACCTCAGTAATACCGGATGGATCAATGCCCATCCAGAAGGCTGAGGCTGCTGCCATGCCATCAAGCAATGCCTTAGTATAACCATCAAGACTTGATAGGTCGCCTAGGATATCTTCGCAGTGCGATCTCCCGTAGTTTTCTCCGGGTATGCCGTACCACCGTAGTACCGTCACAGGACATACTTCGTAGACACCGCTTGTCAGTAGGTTCCCATCGCCGTCTTCCTTTGTGTACTTCCATAGGTTGTCCTCCTTGAGATATTGACAATATGTTTTTTTGTAACCTCTCTTAGCGGATTCGGGTAAAGAGAAGTGAGGACTAATTGCTTCTGGGTCTACAAGATCATATTCAATATGAATAATTTCATTGACATCTCCAGCAACGGTACGCTGTACAGCATAGTTATCTAGACGAGTAACTCTAAACTTAAAGTCATCCATCTCATGTACTAAACAATCTCCAACTACAATTAAATTTTGTATTGTTTGAAAGATTGTTTCTCTTAGGTTAGTACCAATAAGTTTGCGATAGACTTGATAACTCATAGTCTCAAGATACTGTCCAATTTCTGCGGTTGGTTCTACACCAGACCGAAGACCAAATTTAAAAAAGGGTGTGTCATTCAAAGGCATCATTGCTGACAGCATTCGACTAGCTAATGAAGTCACACCTCTCGCACCAACAGAGGATGTTGGCTGTGGTAGTTCCATCTCTTCCGTCCAACCCGAAGGTGGGAGAAGACTTGGAACAGTTAGTGCGGCACATAGCCGAGCACGGTATAGTTTAGATGTTCGCATTGCATCTAACATTCGGAAGCGTTCAACAAGATTGTTTTTCATTTACACTCCTTTATGTAGATACACCATTATATAATGCGGAATAAAAATCTAATGCCTTAGCGTTACCACCTTGAATACCTCTAGTACTCTGTGCTTCAGACTGTGACTGAGCTTCCATGATTGCTTCTTGTTCTGCAGCCGTAGATGTCTGGACTGCTGCTTGCTCATCTGCCTTGGTTCTAGCCATAGCAATAGCTTCTCTAGCAACACGGCGAGTCTCGGAATCTTCTGCTGCTTTTCTACGCTCTTCTTCTTGTTCCTTTTGGAAGGCGCGTTCGTCATCCATCAGTTTCTTTTGTTCATTATATGTCATACCACCACTAATACTAGGGCTTCCACCCATGTTACTTGCCTCCTTGCTGTTGCTTTAGCACAGCTTTTAATTTGTTTACGACTTCTATTTGCCCTGCCCTAAATGCAGATCGTCTTGCAAACTTGCTTTCTTCACAGTCAGCATCGTATTCAAGGGGCTTGTATAGTTCTTCCAGAATTTTTATCAGGTCTGGGTCTATTCTCGGATACTTTTCTGATTTCATTTTTTAACTCTTCTATCTGAACATAGAGATCTTTAATCAACTGTTTAACTTCAGGTAAATCTATTGGGGTAGATAAAGCTAAGCGAGTCTTCGATTGTTGAATATTAGTAATCATGTGTTCTTACTGGCTTTCTTTGCAGCCTTAGCTGCTTGCTTTGCTTGCTTATTTGCAGCTTTAGTTTGCTGCTTGGTTTGTTTAGCAATTGATTTATTCAACTGAGCTAATTGTTTTTCAAGTACTGTTTCGTATTTTTCTGTTTGGGTATTCTGTAAAGTAGGATCAGATCTAAAGCGTAGCGTTTCTACATCTCTAAGAGTCTGTAGTTTAGCAGCGGCTACTTCTTCGGGTAGCTTATAGCTATAGATTTTATTTCTATTAGCATCGTAGCTAAAGCTTTTATCTTTATTCCTAGCTGCCTTGTATGCATCCATATCAAAGCCAGCATCTGTGCTTCTACTATACCCTGTTTGTGCATTCTTTGTTACTGATGAAAGATATTGTTCTAGAACACCAACCTTTTGTGCTTCACCTTTTTGTTTTAGAAACTCAGTGATGCGTTGCTGCTGTAGATCAAATTCTTCATTCTGTTTGGTAATTGCACCCATCTGCTCATCAGTTTGTCGCTTTGCTTCAGTCTCTGGATTAAACACATAGAAGGCAGCATCATTATTTGCTGTGGTTATATCCTCACCCACAGTAAAACGAACATCCTTCATCTTTTCATAGAGAGGATTGTAGACATCAGCAAAATTAAGCTGGTCTTTCTTAGTCAGGGCAGTCTCTTTAGTGGCAGAGAAATAAGACGCTTGTCCTACATCTGTCATGTTTAAAAGACCACCTTGAACACCAGCAATATCTTCTTTGAGTTCAGTCTGTTGTGCAGTGAGAGCAGCAATAGAAGCTGTTCTTTCTTCCATTGTTGGTTTCTTTTTTCTTGCCATTGTTTATCCTGTTAAATCTATTATCTCACAAGCTCCTGCAGTACAGGCTAAAGTGTGAGATGATGTTGTTGTGTCTGTCTTCTCATATAAAGAGAGATGATTAAAGTCTACATCTATAACAGGAAACGAATTGTAAGTTTCTAGTGATATAGATTCAAAGGGAGCTTGTGCATAGATATGATCTGACTTTGGTAAGAAAGATATACCAGAGATCTTATCAAAGTTTTCCCATACCCATTGTCCAACAGGTAGGAATTCATTGTCAGCATAGTTAACAGTAATGCTTGGCTTGTGCTGACAGTAATGCTCTTGATAGGTTAACCATAAGTTAAGATGATCAATAGCTGATAGTTCATTCTGAGTTAGTGATCCCGATGGAGCAGCCTGAACAAAGGTAAAGACTGCAGTTGAATCCGCATTCATTACACAGTCTTCTACTGGTACTTGGGCATCTCGCATCATAAAGTAGAGTGGATCCTTCTTGTCGATACGGACTCTTCTAAAGTAATGCTCAGCATACCGGGGATGTAATCCGCTGGCTGACGAAGCAAGACATGAAGTTGTACCTTCTGGTTTAATACAAGTAATTGATTTACTTGGGTTGATACCCAGCTTCTTAGACCAGTCAAGGTTAGTCTTGATGGCTGTCTCTCGTAGATCCTCAAGGACATACTTAAGTCTGCCATGTCCTAGTAGACCGGACATCAACTTGTTATCAAAGATACCTGTCATGGATACACCAAGCAGTCTCTCTTCTTCACAGTTATCTTGCCATGTCTTATCTTTGGCTAGGTAAGGAAAATAAGTGAACATGCTTTGGATAGTGCCAATGATGGTAGCCATTTCAATTTTCTTTTCTAACGACTCTTGTGTATCAGTTGCATTGACAACAACAGTAGATAGATTACAAAATTGATTAGGGCGTAGGATGATCTCACTACATGGATTCGTTCCATAGTAATGATCCTCACCACGCTCTGCCTTGACAGCAATGTTCTTCATTGCATCACGATTACAAAGACCACGCTCTCCACTATGGGAGTTGTATAAGTCTGTCCACTCTTCAAGGAACTGACCCATTGATGGTCTGCCATTGTAGATGGCTGAGTTGTTTGCTAAGGCACGATGACTTGAGGCTTGCCACCACGCACCACTCTTGCAAGTAGCCATCTCACGGTCTGCTAGGTCGCTTAGAGAGATCATAGCGGAGCGGCGTACACCACCCACGATGACTGACTGAGCAATCTTGCAGCAGATATCATGGCACTCAAGGGGCGTAAGTCTACGACCTTGGGCAGAATAGAATGTCTGTACTACAAATCTAAAGACTTCTTCTAGTGGGGCAGGACCGCTTGCTCTACCACCAAAGGTCTTTAGTCTTTCACCTGACTTACGAATCTTACTTGTGTCCCACTTAATGTGGATACCCTTGTAAAGATTGTCAAGTAGATTGTTAAGTGCATCACACCAACCCTCGCGGCTATCCTCAACAAACATAACTGTATCAAACATCTTATGTATTGTTGGGATAGTCCCAAATTTGTCGGTGCATCTACGCTCAACCGTATAGCCTACTCCAGTACCGCACATAAGAATGTACATGAGATTGGAGAAGGAAGTTGTTTTATTAATCTCAATGTATGAGCAATTGTATAGGGCAGTATGATCACGATCCAATGCTGGACCTGCGGTCATCAACCCCCGCATACTTGGCAGTACTTCAAGATTAAGAATAGCATCTCTGATATCTGTCCGTGTCAAAAGGACAGGGGCTTTACCAGTAAAGTAATTCCACCATCTATCGACAGTCTCATCCCAAGTCTCTCTACGATTTTCTTTATCAAGCCAACGACTGTAGCGACTGATAGCAATAAACTTTTGAAATGTATCCATTAGACTCCTGTACTCCCAAACTTACCTTCGCCCCGCACAGTATTAGGAAGTTTATCTACAGAGACAAACGAGAACTGTGTAACGGGCATGAAGGCAATCTGTGCAACACGATCACCCCGTTTAAGAGTGTGTGTTATTGTTGAATTGTTAATAAGTGGTAACCAAATCTCACCACGATAATCAGAATCAATGACACCAACTGAGTTGGCTAAGTTGATTCCCTTGTTAGAAAGACCTGATCTCATAAAGAGTAAACCTACATAGCCCTCAGGGATAGCTAAGCTAACCCCTGTGGGTACTCTAGTTACTACTCCGGGGAGTAGCGTAGTGTCCGTAGTGATCTTAAGATCAGCCCCGGCTGCACCCTTGGTATGGTAGGCTGGAGCACAGTCTCTATCATGGAGTACCATAGGGATCTTAGAATCGGTATGGGTATAAGTAGAAGTATTGTAATTGTTTGGATTAACAATAGTTATAGACTCAGTGTTGTATTGGTTTACATCAGTGTTCATTAGTGTTCCCTTGAGTATCACTCTTAGTAGCCCCAACTATTGGGTCAAACAATAGTACGGACTTAGTTTTCTTGTTATATTCACCATGTCTAAGGATGCGTACACACCTAGCCATAGCGAGACAGTAATCATATCCATATCTATCCATTTCCTGAGGCTTAGCTTGGTCATAAGCTGCCAATACGGCGGCTGTCCAGTTCCTTGGATGGACATACTTAAGCCACTTCTCTGCCTTGGCAGGTCCCCACTTCCAGATACCGGGGATATTATCAGTCGTATCACCCATGATCCACTGCTTGTGGAAGTTAAAGTCAGCGGTATAAGTATCAAGTTCCAGAGGTTTAACTTCTTTGTCTGGGTTCCAATGCCACCCCGGTACAGACCGGAGATCCTTGTCAATGGTTACGGCAATAGCCTTATTGCCTGAAGCCATAAGTCCCATAATATCATCAGCCTCTAGGGTAGGAACAAAGAGTATGTCGTTCTGTTTAATTAAATCAACAGCATATGATAAACAATCTGGTGCTTGTTTCTTCACATCCCGATGGGCTTTATATGGTTCCCACACCTGTCTACGGAAGTTATCCTTACGATCACAGGAGATAGCCACATATACTTTCGTTACTCCTACTGGAGTCCATGCCTTGACATCATGTTCGATGCGCTCCGCAAGGTACTCAATGCCTTCTTGGTCTGCCCAAAAGGCAGCACGATAGGCAATGATGTCTCCGTCAAGCACAGCAGTATCAGGTCTTGGTTGGCTTATCATCGTCTTCCTTATCTATAAAAATTTCCATGATCTCTTTGAACACAGTATCTCCATCAGGTAGTCTGTCTTCTCTTGAGGATAGGCACAGCTCACAGTTACACAAATCATCTAACATTGATTCGGAGAGTAGGTGAAACCATTCATCAAACTTTGTATTGCATTTAGTTTTGAATGCTGCCTCACTCTCATCATTCTTTAGAGTGTAGTGAAACATATCTTCATATTGTTTGTTGCCTGTCTCAATAGCAATTGCTAGTGCTTCAGACTCATGTGTTCTCCACTCTGCAAACTCCTCAGGGAGTTCACGCTCACCTGCTGATACAAAGACTGTAAGAGCACGGATGTCACGAGCAGCAGCAATCTCATTGGTATAGCGACAGTCATCTACAATGACAACCTTCTCATGCCAGATAGATGGGTCAGCCTTTAGGGCTGCTTGTTCTTCCTCATAGAGTTTCTTAATCTTAATACGGAATTGTTTAACCCAGTAGTCTGGATCTTGTTCTCTCATAGTAGAGCCAAGGGTCTGACAGAACTCACGATACTCTTCTTGATTGGTATCCTTAGTGTATCCCTTCTTAGCCGCCTCTTCCTTAAGGGCAGCAGCAAAGGGAACAATCACTGGTGTATACTTATTGTTATAAGCGTACTCACTGATCCACTTTGCTAGTGTTGTCTTCCCGACTCTTGCTTGTCCACCGATCATTATCGTTATCATGTAAGCTTTCCCATAGTTGTTTAGGGTTGAACAGATTGGGTGTATCCCAACCTTTGAATTTTAAATAGTCACATATAAAAGTAATACAATTGGTTGGTTGTTTCATACCAATGTGTTTACCTATGAGTGTATACACTAGCATCTTATAACTATTGAGTGGTTTATATTTGTAAGCAAAGATAATATCTTCTTCACTCATGTCCATAGATCCTAGATCAAACTCATAGTACTTGCTTATTTTTAGTTGTTTAAGATTGGCAAGTCTCATTACCTTTACTGGCTTACGATCTACCACTACAAAAGCAAATGGTATACTTAGATCAAACTCAATGTGAGCATGAGTATGACGGCTCCAAGATAGTAAACGAATGGCATAGTATCGCCACCCTTGTACCTTCTTGAAGTTGTAGAATACAATTCTTCCATTAACTTTCATAGAAGATCGGCATTCCTAGATATGTAGCTAGTGAATGTTCAACCCTCGCACCTTCCGAATGCTCCCAACCACAGAGCATTACCATCCCAGTACATTGAAGGATAGCATCAATGTCACGCTTCATGCAAGCACGAAGATGATCTAATGAATCCTCAACAGTAGAGGGATCAAACCCCTCATCCTCATCCATCTTAGCGGGATTGTGGATCTTACCAACCACAGGATTCTTAGTCCACTTCTTCTCAGCCTTATAGAAAGCCTCAAAGTTATGGTTAGGATACCCTCTCATAGGACCAGCAATATATAATTCTAACTTAGACATGTGTCTCCTTAATGTGTATCAGCCCAGCACTTACCAATGCAGTACTCTGCATCAATACGAATATTCATCTTTAACATCTCACCTGCTGCCGTAGCAGCGGCAGTAACAGCCTTACCAAATACATCGGCAGTATCTGCCGGACATGAGTACTGTAGTTCGTCATGCACATAAGCCAGCTGCTTGGCTCCTGCGGGCTTGATAGCCTTGAACGCCTCGACCATCCAGTACTTGCTTACGATAGCTCCTGAACCCTGCAGCAGGGTGTTGAGGGCAGCGTGTTCGCTACGCACGGGTACACGCCTACCATCAGGCAGGAGCACACCCTTGTGCTTGAGTGCCTCATACTTTACCATGTCCTGTACCTTAGTAAGGGCAGGGATTTCTTTCTGAAAGCGTTCTCGTAATCCTCTAGCCTCACCAATACTACAACTACAAACTAAAGCAATCTTCTTGTCACCCGCACCATAGAGGTACGCATAGATAAAAGACTTTGCTAATGCTCGTGAGCTGAGTCCAGCTGCCTTCTGATTGTGTGTATGAATGTCTCCTGTTAGGAGTACTTTACCATATTCACCGTTGTCATACTTAGCCATGAAGTGGGCAAGCATACGAAGCTCTAGCCCCGACAAGTCAGCACCAACTAACACCTGCTTGGGATCACATAGCCAGAGTTCTCTTGCTCTGTGGTCACCACTTACCTGTGCTATGTTGGGCTGACTATGGGTACAACGACCTGTCGCTGCACCCTGTGGATTGATGTTGCCATGTATACGCTTGTCTCGACTATTGATTGATCGACTGTTCCAGTCCTCAACCATACCCATTAACTTGATTGCATTGAAATACTTTACGAGTGTCTTTGCTTCTGGATAGTCTAACACAGCCAACACGGATTCATCTACCTTTGGGTTTCCCTTCTCAGTTTCTTGTGGTTTCCATCCATACCTTTCGGTAAGACGGTTAGCTATTTGTTGTCGAGAACCGGGATTAAAGGTATCTACTTTGTCTTTGAGTCTCTTGCCTGTCTTGGGCGAATGTCTAATGATAACCCGGTCAGGGAAGACTTGACGCATTTCATCTTCGATACCAAGTTTTTCCAGCATAAGGTTTTTATACAACTCTTCTCCGGCATCAAGGTCATAATTAAATCCATTGCACACTTGCTCCATTAATATTGTAGATACTGTATGCTCGAAAGATACAATAGCTTTGTTGTCTGATATAAAACTCTTTTGTTTATTGAAGATAGCTTCGCCAAGTCGAGTGTCCTGCTGACAGTACTTGCCCATCTCTAGGTTGTAACTAGTCCAGCCTAAGGTATACTCTGACTTAGGAAAGTTAAGATGTATACCCCATGACTTAAGTGAGTTGTCTTTGAATGGGTGGGTGTTGATGTCTGGATGCATTAGCTTGCTGATGATAAGTGTATCAACAATACGCTTAGGCATAGTCATGTTGTACAGTCTACGCATGACCGGGTAGTCATACCCCAAGATGTTGTGACCGATAATAACATCAAATTGTTTGAGGTAATTTACAAGCTCAGGCATCTGATGTTCTAACCAAAGTACTGGTTCTTGATTAGGAATCTTGGTGGCTGCACATAATACACGAGTAACTTCCTTGTGAGGATTACCTTTAGAATCTAATATCAACTCAGCTAAACCATTTCCTTCAATATCAAGTACACATACTTTCATTAGAACTCCTGTTGTTGTTCGGGTTCAAACACTACTGAGCCATCCTCAGCAATAGCGAATCCAATTTCTTCTAGTCTGCCTGACACATGGTCATAATATAATGTACTTGCAATACCTGCTCGACCAGTCAGACGGTTCTTGAGTACACGCACTAGTGTAGTGTTAGCAATCTTCTCGTCTGTGTTCTGTCGATCTCTCTCCAAGGCAATGACTGTGTTGGGTACAGATGCCAATGCACCTGAGCCACGCAGATCTTGCAGGGTAATGCGATCACCCTCTTCGTATGCCTTGTCACTCTTCTTGAGTTGTGATACGATGTCTACATGCACACCTGTACGCACAGCAATAGCACGGAGTTCCTTCATGAGTGTATCAATAATGATACGCTCTGAGTTACCACCCTCGACATCCTTAGTCTGCATACTCATAAGTCCTGCAGCAGCAGCGGTAATATGGTCAAGCACAATAACATCCACCTTGAGGGAGGTTGCCATGAACTCCATACGAGCCAGCAGATTAGCCATTGCACTGTTACCTAAGTGGTCATACACATAGAAGTTTGTGCCACACAGTTGTGCCTTAGCTGCTGCGTATTCCTCATCAGTAAGATCATCAACCATAGCCATGTTGATTTGTTTCTTGCCAAGCATGGTACGCAATTCATTCATCATTCGTCCTGCTCTAATAGCACGGACTGGTTTGTTAAGTATCAAGCTGATCATATCATCCATAGTTTCCTGTGGAGATTCCTCAAGCATGATACACCCAACACTACGACCCTCTACTAAGTGATGCATCATAAGCTCACGAAGTATAGTAGACTTACCAGACCCAGTACCGGATGCCCATAGTGTAATCTCTCCACTACGCTGACCAATCAGGAACTCTGATAGACCATCGTAAGGGAAGGGATAGACACGAGCATGGTTCATAGACTGTGAGTCTGTGATAACTTTAGAGATGTGCATGATCTCATCAGGAGAATACTGCTGTGCTTCCCATAGTGCTGATACCAATTGCTTGGTCTGAGCATTCATGTAGCACTCACTAGCATCCTTGTACGGAAGCTTAGCAATCTTGCACTTACCCGGAGGAAGTAGATCAGCAACTTCCATAGTAGCTTTCTGTCCTGCCTCATCCATATCAAAGCATAGGACAACTTCAGCGTATGAGTTAATGAACTCAAGATTCTCTTTGATAGACTTGGCTGCAGAGGTAGCACCATTGGGGATAGACACGACAGCCCATGTACCACCGAGTACTTGGTTGACTGTCATACAATCAATCTCACCCTCAGTAATGATAAGCCGCTTGCCTCCTGCCTTCCATAGGTTCTGACCAAAGAGTTCTAAACCTTTGGCACTACCACGCCAAGCAAACTGTTTGTTAGGACCACGAAGGTGTTGTCCTAATAGCTCACCACTTTGATAGTAGTTAGCAATGTGTACTTCCTTACCATTGATCTTGGCTACCTGATAGCCATACATGCGGCAAGTCTTTTCCGTAACGCCGCGATCCTCAAGATCAATGTAAGAACCAGTGAGCACTTTAAATTCTTTAGGGGTTGTTGTAGTAAGTTCATCTGTCATCTCTGTTCCTTTAGAAGAGCGGTAATACTTGCATTTAAAACAATACACATGATCATCATAGACTGCAAGGTTGTCACCACTACGATCTGCACCATTCTGTACACAGCGTGGACACTCAGTCTTGCTTTGGAATAGACTCATTTAAATCAATTGATCCGATCTTTGCTAGCTTAATAAGAAACTCTGGGCTAAAACAAAAGCTTGCTATAGCCTGATCTTCATCTGTTCGATATCCATTAGGATCCTCAGATTCGTAAACAATAAAGTTAACATTCTTATTAGACATCTGTATGCGGAGGTATAATCTATCATCACCACCAATACCTGCAGCATCAGAGTGTACTATGAAAGAGCCAACAGGAAAATTCATTTGCAACCATCCATCTAGTTCACTCATCTTTACCCTTGCCCCACCCTAAGGTGGTGTTGTCTGACATTTGATTAAAGCCAGATTTAATTAATGCCTTGATATCGTTACGCTCGTCAACCAATTTATCATACTTGTTTTGACTTGTCGTACCATCCGTTTCAATACGACCAAGCTTGTGACTAAGTGCTGCCAGATCATATACCAGTTCTTCCAGTTCATTTAGATTCATCTTTATTTATTTCTTTTGGTTTACCAAAGATAGCTTCATAATTTTTTTCATAAGTTTCACGATCAACGGGGCGATACTTATCACCCTTACCTGACTGTGACTTGTCACGCTTCTTAGCTTTGAGCCAAGGTTTATCTTTTGCCAATTGAATCCTCCTTTATTAGGTATCCCCATTGTCTTAGTTTAGCTGCTTGCTTTAGTGTTATCCTGCCATGCAAGGAATCATACGCAAGCAGTTCAGTACGAGCAGCATCGCGTTCCTCTTGTAGGAGTGTGATTAAATCTTGTTGAGAAGTTCCTTCCATATGGGAAGTACCCTGTAATTTTAAATCATTTAGTTTATCCATTAAATATACTTTACACTTTTTGGGTATGTCTGCCAATTATTACTACCTATAGCCAACAATTAACCCAGTGATCCATTCAATGCCATCCATGATATAGGAAAGGCTTTGGCACAGCAGTCTGAGATTGCTAGTGCTACTTGTCGGCACTCATCCTGTGCGTGTGGGTCAAGACGGAGCTGACATACCCTGTTGAAACCATAGAGGGAGCCAGTCCAATACCACTCAGTCATCATAGACTGTGGTAGTACTGTCCTTGCTTGCTCAGGACAGACACCCTCATACAGCATGAGCCTGTATGTACTGAGAGAAGATTTGATTGATTCATTATAACACTGTTGTACTAATGCGCTATCCTTCACATACTCAGAGGAGGAGCCTTGCTTCTTGTTCTCTGCTGCTGCCCTCCAGTTGCTCTGTGGTGACCAGAAGGTAGGCTCATAGTCTACATACCGTCTACTAACTTCGTTCCATGCAAAGCCAACCTGATGCTTGGCTAGCTGCCTTGCAACAAAGATCGGAGCCTTAATATGGAACTGCAGGGTACAATGGGCAAACGGACTCCAATGCTTATGCTTAGCGAGATAAGTAATAAGCTTTATATTCTGTAGCTCAGTGTAGTTGGCTGCTTCCTTAGCGAAAGAAACACGAGCAGCATCTACTACGGTATTATCACTACCCATTTTGAGTAAGTGTTTTACGGACATCTCTTCGTATATCATACTTTTGTTTCTCCGATAAGTGTTTTACTTAGAAAAAAGGAAGGGGGATTTCTCCCCCTTCCTTCCTATGGTGGTGACAATAAAGTCAACGGATCTATCTCAGTCAACAAGTGCCGGACTGCTTGGACTAAGACCGATCAATACACCAGTTATAGGTTGCTTACTGACAGAGTGAAGTAACCATCTTCACCTGTTGCTGCCCATTGCTTTGTTACATTTAGGGAAATGATTTGAGAGTCATCTTCCCAAACCTTCTTGTTCATTGTATCAAGTATAGCTTTAGCAAAGTTATCAATATCAGGGCGAGGAGCATCTAACTCAGTAGACTTAGGCTTCTTAACATAGAGTTCAATGTCAACAGCAAGAGAACCAGTAAGGGGTACTAGGTCTGTGCCTAGTATATCCCATACTACCTCTGCTGCTTTCTCTCTGAACTCTTTATAAGTACCTGTGTAATACGCTCCCCATTTACCGACCCTAGGTCTTGATGCGGCAACTGGATTCAGATTAAATCTCCATTGATTAGAATGGGAGATCTTCATCCTCTGTTTCCTCAACATTAACAAGTGCTGGTGCAGACTTAGTTGGAGCAGCGGTTGACACGAAGCCCCCATCTACTGCATCAAAACCTGAACCACCTGTAATGTTGTTGGCATTCTTCTCAATGATCTGAATGCCATTTAAGTACACACTAAGACTATTGTCTCGTGTGATAACACATGGTGAAAGCTTAAGTCTTACCTTATCTCCACCAAACGGTACGGTATCGGTTGGGGTAGCCTGTGAATCAACACAAGGGAACTTACCTTCCTCAACATGTACTCGGCTCTTAGCCTTGAAGGTACGCAATCCATCCTTCTCCATGATACCATTGATCTTAGTAGCACCTGACTTCTTAAGGATATCCTTGAGAACTTTATCAAGTGTCTTGTCTAAGACAACAGTAATGTTATGGTTGGCAGATGCCTCACCGAAAGCAATGTCTGGCTTAAGTAGATTGCTCCACTTAACTTCGACTACTTCAGTTACAAACTGTGGCATCTTCTTTAACTTGCTCTTGTTCATTCGTAGTTTCCTTCTTTAATGATGCGTTGATATTGTCAACTTGCATATTCAAATCCATTACAATAGTATTCATGCCAGATGCGAGCTGACTTAAGCCAGCCGAAAGCTGACTAAGATACGCAACAACACTATCGGTACGGATAGCAGGAACTTGTTCCTTTGTTTCAGTCTCGGTATTAGTTTCAGTATTCATATTTCCTCCTTTCTAAAAAATAATATCTTCTATAGCCCCAACTATAGGGCTAATGTTAAGTCTTTTGATTTACCACCATGTCTGTCCATGTAGGGATCCGGGCAAGGATGAACAGAGAAATCTCTGTGCCTTCCTTAAATCCTAGGATCTCACATAAGACTGCACTATACATAGCAGCGTTGGGGTAAATGTTTTTCTGAGTTTGCTGACCAATAATACTCTTGATCTCTTGTATTCTAAAGTGATACCACGGATGGTACGCTTCGATATAGTTTGCTACATCTTGCCAAGCTGGGTCAATGCCATCCTTATAGAATGAATTACCAAAGCCAGCAATAGGAATCTTCCTATTGAGGATGTCTACTATATCTCTAGTAGATGTGATCAACATCAGACGAGCCTCAGAGATAGGTGCATGATAGACACCAAGAGTTAAGATAGCCGAAGCTAATGCATTCTCTAAGCGTCCTGTTGTACCACTCGCGTTAAGACATGCCATTGAACTAGCGTTAGGATTATTCCTTGCTGAGTTAGCATGTGCTTCTATCACCATGTTTAATAAGACTTGGTGATTAATAGAACCATGCGGTTCAACTACATAGGGTAGGTCAATTGTTATTTTCATAATGGCATCAGTTCTAAATATGGTGCGCCATTAATGACAACACCACAACTAATCACGGGCTTCTTGATATTGTTCTCACCGTACTTCATACCGATGTGCTTGCGATCTACACCACAGCCTACATTCATACCGAAGATAGCATTGAGAGGGCTGACCTGCCAGTTGATACCTGCACATGAGTGATGGTGTCCTGCTACAACGGACATACCAAGTGCCTTGGCTGTGTTGAACGAGGGGTACATACTAGAGCCACCAGTACCATGATGATAGAAGACTCTATCAACGGTGTGGTTCTTTACCCATGACCACTTAGTATTGTAGACCTCATTATAAGTCTTCAAGTAAAAGTCAGGGATACCTGCATCACCTGCAAGGCGAAGCACACGCTCATCATGGTTACCAATGGTAACTACCATGTTCTTAAAGGTAGACTTCCATTCCTTAATCTGTTCCATTGCATTGCGGTACTCACTCACCGCACCCGGATGATCCGGATGCTTAGCATGGAAGCTAATGCAATGATGGTCAACAATGTCACCAATATGTACGATGGTATCACACTTATACTCTGCCTTGATATCCTTCACGAACTGAAGGTAACCATCAAGCACAGCAGGGAAGTGAGTGTCTCCAATTACTAGTACTCTACTCACTTATGGTTTCTCCACTTGTATGCATCTTTCCATTGCTGTGCAACAGATGGCATAGGCTCACGACCCTCTTCAACAATAGGTGCATAGAGATCAATGAGTCCATCAAAGTGATCCTTCTGCAGTTGATTCCAACTATCGTAGAGATCACCATCTCTCCACTTCTGTCCTGTCAATCGCCTATGTGGCTTCAAGTTCTGTAACACAGTCATCTTAATCGCTGTCATCAGGTTCTCCTTCAATAAAAATTTCTACATTCATGTTCGGTTGCGGCTCTATGTTACGCATAGAGAAGTCTAGGTACGCAGCTTGTAAGAAGATATCACTAAGGGCTTCCGTTGGAAACCAAAAGGATATTTTCTTTTTCTTCTTAACAGATGCAGCCAACGCAGTGAACAATCTTACTGCCTCTTCTAGTTCACCCTCACTAGTAACTTTAAATACTTTAGTCATTGGAAGAAATACTCCGCATCTAAAACATCCTTAATGTTTAATGAACCAGTAGGTGGTGCATCAGGTACTGTAATCTTCAATGCTTTTGATACTTCGATCCGCATGTCATCTAATAGATTGGTCGTATGCATAGCACAGAACTCTTCATTAGTAAACATACGCATTAGATTAACATCAGGTGCAGGACAACCATATGAATCATGGATCATACTGAACTGTTCAATACCAGCACCAACCATTCTATATATGGTACACCACATATGACTTGCATCAAGTGAGTGAATATAGTTAGGGGAGATGGCTAGATTAACTGAGCCACCATCAATTGTTTCCTTATCGGGTGAGCCAAAGTGTAACTCTTTCATATCGAATAGCTTAGCGACTGATCGTCTAGTTAGTATCTCATAGTATTGATGTACTACTTTAAACCCACACGGGGTAGTCCACTCAACATTCTTACCTAGTTCACTAGCCATATCAGCCACCACCTTGAGCCATGCCTTGCCCTTGTTAGCCTCGACCAATGTACCCTTGAGGGCAGCATCAATGAAGGTAGCTAACTCGACAACAGCACCAGCAATCTCATCCTTACCAACCCAATCAAGGTGACCCTCAGTCTTACAGTACCTGCGAATACCATAGAAGGTAACACCATAGGGATCAGTCATTACTGCTCTCTTACAAACAGAGCGGTCAATGTCACCCTCCCAATACTCTATAAATTTTTTCGCCCATTTTCCATTGTTAGTATCTGCATCCTGTACTGACACCATATTAGATGTCATCACATCAGCAACATACTGATACAGATCTTCGGGCTTGTTAGTGTGTATGAGGTTAACCTTCTTGGCAAGATAAGGGTCACGCATAAGTGCAGCCCAATGCTGAACACCGTTACATGAACCATCCATTTGCACAGGCACTTGAGTTAACCCATCAGTACGACACAGATCAAAGACAGCAGCGATACGCTGGAAGCTTGGATTCTTTTTCTTCTTATGTGATACCCACTCAGAGCGGGTAGCATAGGGATCATCATTGATTCTCTTAAGCATGTCCATGTTATCATCGACCCACTTAACTCGTTGATCAAAGGTTGTCTTGTCCTGATCGAATAGATTAGCGACATGAATCTTTAACCAATACAAACCAATGGATGTTTGTTTCCTTGGCTGAGCAAACTGAATAAGACCACGATCAAAGTCACTTGACTGTGGACTAAGTAGATCACATGCTGCATTAGCACGACCACGGAAGTCACAGGTATAAATATGGTAGAAGAACTTCAGAGGGATTAATGATTGCGCCAGTTTAATCCGGACAAGCATACGACCTCGTGATCGTTCTTCCTTATACCAATTGCTATATGTTTCTTCCTTGAGCTGACACCACTTAGCCTTCTCTTCTTTAGTCCCATCCTTAGGATAGGGATCAGCAAAGTCAAAGGCTGAGAAGTCATACACGGGAAGGTTAGCATCTCGTGTGTTGTTCTTAAAGAGTGCAGTCATTATCTCTAGCACCCGCTCATTGATAGACCATTCGGTATGCATCATAGCATTAAGACCAGTGACTACTATCTCTGATGGAAGGCTACCATTCTGGTGTACCTTCTCATCCCACATCACATCCTTAAACTTCTGTACTACAGGCTTACGGATATGGGGTAGTAGATTCCCACCACTACTACTTAGAGTATGTTTAATTGGTGGGATAATCATTGGTCGATACAGCAGGGCAGCGGTAGCAATCACATCCTGATGACGCTTATTAAGTTCACTCAATATGTCATCAGTAAAGGTAACTACTACACGCTCACTCCATCGCTTGCCTGTATGCTTACGAATGTTCTTTAAGTTAATGACCTCAGACATCTCCGCTATGCGTAGCATGTGATGACCAAAGTCTTCGCGTTGTTTCCTTGAGAAGGTTTTCTTATTAAGAGTACCCATCTTATAGGCAAACGCCTTGCATCGCTTAGTAGTCCACTTCTTCTGGTAGTGGGATTGCTTGAGCCAATCCTCACGGAATTGTTTCTTAGCCTGTTGATAGGCTACAATCTCCACTACCATCTCAGATATAACATGTGCTATGTGTTGAGCAGTAGGCAATGGGAACAGATCGTTCTCATACTTACGCTCCCAGAAAGCAGAGTTAAACCATTCGAGAATCAGTGATCTAATAGTAATGTCTGCCATCTTAGCAGCACCAACAGCAAACAAAGGGAATGCCCATTCAGGTGTCTTCCTATTCTGTGATACCGTATCTATCCATTGCTGGTAGAAGGGTGTAAGATGGATGACACATGCGTCAATCAATGTTTGCTCAGGGATACCCTCATCAGGGTTAGCATTGTATGCATCCCAGTATTTATGTTCCGACAGACAAAGCATATCTTCCTCAGAGATAACTTGTAGTGCAGTTCTTTTATCTTGTTCTTCTTTAGATAATGAATCCCACAGTTTAGACATGTATCTCCTTGGTTATTAGATTCTTATACGAGGGTAAGTGCAAACTTCATTACATCCATAGTAGTCTCTTGATTCTTACCAAGAAGATTACTAAAGGCAGACGATTCAAACGATGGCTTACGACCACGAGCAGGGATACGGTGCTGAAGTTCCTTGGTTACTGCATTAGCAGCAAGCCAAAGGTTAGCACTACATCCATTTAACTCAGCCCGTTCAGCATCAAAGGTATCAGCCCACTTGCGGATGGTTACAGTAGCGCGGAGATAGTTCTCATAGTCATCGGGTAATGTTGGATTAGCCACAACTGGCTCTTCAACCATACCCCATACATCCAACCAGAACTTCTGGATCTCTGACTTAGTAAGTTCCTTACGAACAAGAGTTTGTACCTTATCTTCAAAGAGTTTACCGGACATAGCGTAGAACTTAAGGGCTGATGCCATAGCCTCACGCTTCTTCTTCATGTCACCTGAGTGTACAATACGGAAGGACTTCTTACCACCTGCCATAGCCATGCTCAATGTATTCTGACATACGATACGAACAGTAGTAGGTAGTGCTTGCTCAGCAAGAGTACCATCATGACTGTTAATGAGTGCCATATACTGTGCGATAGGATCATGTCCATTGACACCATCAATCTCACCTGTCTTACACAAGACAACCAAACGCTTACCACCACCCATACTTAGAGCAGACTCAATCTTAATGTCAGCACCAAGATTGTATGCCATCTCAAAGACTTCACTATTCTGTACGATCTGATAGTCAGGTGATTGAATAGACAAGATAGCATTGTTGTCACTACGAACAATAGCATTGTAGTCATCAGAGGTAGCATCACCTGCGGTTACTGGACCGACCTTACTAACAGTCCAATCAAGACCAGCAATCTTCATTGCCTCAGTAGGTGACATATCTTCCTGAATAACCAAGCCAAGTCCATGCCATGCGGCAGTCTTACTATAGACTGCACCATCAGTATCTGTAATGTTATGTGCCATTAGTTTCCTTTAGTGTTATCATCATCACGGTCTTGTGTATCAAGATGCCGTATCTTAGTCCGCTTGTACGGAGGTAACTTCTTCTTTGGCTTGAGTTCTTTCTTCAGCCATTTGCTTTTGTCTTGCTTCATAAGTACGCTTGCAATCCCATTGCATAGTCCATAGTGATTCAATATCCTTAATATTAATACGCTGGTTCATTGAAGCAACTTCGCCGTTTCTCACATTGAGAATGGAGAATACCACATCATACACCGCTTCAGGCTCACTGAAACGAGATGGTTCAATAAGCATAAACTGTAGCACAGTATAATTATCTTGGTCAATTGTTAATGTCTTAGTGAATGTCTCATTCATATCTTTACCTTCTTGATAGATTTTATACAGCCAATCGGTATGCAATTAACATCCGATACAATAGAACCAACATCATCCCAAGTAGCAGCAACAGTAATGTACTCTTGATTACACTCATAGAGTTTAGCAATACTTATACATTGATGAGGGTGCATATCATAGATGTCTTTCTTATCCATCCATGAGTCAGCATACCCAGAGATATCTTCCCATTCGATAATAACAATTGCGTTAATCAGTTTCTCTAACTCAGTATCAAACACCATGATAGTATCCTTTCTTAGTGGGACAGAAGAGACTTGAACTCTTAACCAATCGGTTAAAAGCCGACTGCTCTACCATTGAGCTACAATCCCTATAGTAGCACGGGTGGGAGTCGAACCCACACTACACAGATTTTAAGTCTGTAGACTCTGCCATTGGTCTACCGTGCCATAGGTAGGATACATAGCATGATAGGGTCAAAGCCTATTGTATATGCACCTACCAAAGCGTCCCTGACTGGACTCGAACCAGTAACCTATCGGGTAGAAACCGATGCCTCTATCCAATTGAGATACAAGGACAGTGGTTTAAAGTTCAGCAACATGCACATCAATAACATCAGCAAGTTTAGCGAATGACATACCATGATCATTCAGTTCTGCCAAAGAGTCTTGTGCATGTGATGCATTAGTGAATCGTCCAAGTGCATCGTGCATACCTGCCCATTCACGAACACGCAATGGTAACACAAGACTATCATTATCATAGACAGTGATAGAGTCATCACCTATACTCAACATCTGAGTGTGTTGAAGGTTCACATCTGACTTACGAGTAACAACCTTAACATCTAATTCATCAGGGTTCTGTTGCATATACAGATCACACAGTACACCAAGGCAGCAGTACATACATGTCCCATTAATATCTGTGGCATGTAGTTTACCTTGCCCTTGCTGATAAGTACCAGACTTAAGAGCATCAACCCATTGCTTAGCAATATCAATCTTCATTGTCATCTTCCTTATAGTTAGGATCAATAGAGAGAACACGCTTCATCTCAGTAATATATTCATAACCCGCAGTAATCATTGCACTTTCAAGATGGTCTTCCCTAAAGGTAACATACCCATCAGTCTCCTTGTAATGCTTAGGGTCTAGTGTCATCTCTTCAGGTGTCCACATAGCAACGGCATACCCTTGCTTACGAATCCAAGAGTATGCTTGGTATACATTCTCTTCAATACTTTCATCCTTATTATACACAAAGACATCAGCCATTGTAGTATCCTTCCTTAAGCCATTCAATGTAGTTAGTAGCAGCCGCTTGCATCTCAAGTTCTACTGTCTCTCTATTAATCTTATCCTGTTTAGGTTCAACTTCTAAATCATCAGGCGTAAGTATAGTAACAGCAAACCCATGAAGACGGAGCCAATCATACATACGATCAGCAGTCTCATAGATAGTTTCATTAGCATCTAAGTCGGGTAAGATCATAAGGTTCCTTTAATAGAAGGGGCGGGAGTTGCACCCACATACTCACACTTATAAGGTGTGCGCTATAACTGCGTTTCAGCCACCCTTCTCTGTTTACTTCTTCTTCTTCTTGAGAGGGACAGTTCTGTTATCCATACGCATACCACTAAGTTGGTTGTCTAATAGTTGACACCACTTAATCAAACCATCACAGCGTTCATTCACTTCATGTAGTCGAGTATCATAATGCCTACGACTTAAGATGTCACTAACAATATTTATAACAACATGTGCAATAAATCCAAACATTAGAATCAGTAGCGGGATATCCATTAGTCTTCTTCTCCATTAATATCAGGTAGTTCTTCAGTCCATTCATAAGTTGGTGGGATATACCAATCTTCAGGGATCATGCCACTAACATATGATTTAAAATTAGCATGCATGTTCTTAGTCCATGCATCAAACTTATCAGCGGGGATTTCACCCGGATCAATGCCCTTCTCAGTAAGAAGGACAATCATATATGCGGTGATAATATCCATTAGTCGATACTAATTGAAAGGGAGATATCAGAGACAGCATCATCAACCAACTCAGTAACCTTCTCACTAATAGCATCCTTGATAAGGTACTTACAATCACTACTCTCAAGGTATGCGGTAACAGCATGCTCACAGATTAGATTAATCTTACCCGTCAAGTCCTTAGTGATCAGGTCAACGAGAGTCTTAACAGCAGTATCTAGTTCGTTATTCATTGTGTCTCCAGTAAGTGGTCAAGTTGGTTAATAAACAATTCTTCATCTTCAGTAAGATAAAACTTATCGACTGTCATAGTATCAAAGTCATTCAGCATACGCTGAGCATCATCTCTCTTCTTAGGATCTTCGATCCAATAATGAAAGACAGCAGCCACTTCTTTAATAAACTTAATGTTATCAGAGATGATTGTAGTAGACGGTGACATTAGTCTGCTCCTGATGGTAAGGTGTCATAGGTATCCTCTTCACCACGGTAAGGTGTCAATGGATTAAAGTTTAACTCTTCAATAACATTATCTAACAACCCTTTGATTGTATCATAGTCAACTATAGTAGGGTAGAAGTCTTTGATATCTACAGTACCCATCTCCCATTCCCCATCCTCAATAGTCCACTCAATGCTAAAGTCTACATCAATGTTACCATAGTCTTCAGTATAGATATTCATAGTGTGATTATTAATTCTCATTTCAAGTTCTCCCTAAAGTTACTTATCAGTAGCCCCAACTATTCGGCAGGTTGCCGATAGTGCAAGGCTTTGTGTTTCTCCGGCGCACACCGGATACCATCTAGGATTGTTGTAGGTTAGTACGCACCCTACCCATATGATCTTCGTCCCCATCGGCAACGGCTTTACCATAATTTGTATACCACCATCCATAGGATAGGGCATCTGTCTTGTCTCTGAATCCATTGACATATACTCCATCTACTGTGACATTATACCACATCTCTCCTTGATACAACGCCTTGACAATCTCATACTTCATCTGCAGTTACCTCATCAATGTAATATGGATAAGGAAAGTGTTGCATTGCATCAGTAATCATCATCAATGCATTGTCTGCATCTTGTGAGTCAACATCATCAATCTCTGGGATCTCTACAACCATATAGATTTTCATGGGTTCACCATTGGGTAAGAGTATAGTTCAATGTCAGCACCTGCATATGTCAGTCCGAGAGTAATAGCATAACGCTTAGCGTCATGCTTACTGTCAAGGATAAGACGCACTTGTCCATTCATCTTTACTACATAGCATGGGCTAGTAGTCTGTTTAGTCTTAGACTTCTGCTTCAAGGTTTTCATACTTGTCTCCAAAGATAATGGCGATGATCTCAACATCTCTATATAGATAACGCAATCCCTTACTTACTTGTTTAGTAGACCCAGCCAATACAAAGTGTGAGCATTCAATAAAGATCTCACCCTCTCCTTTAATAGATGGGTTATATATAACAACAACATTATACGGGGCTAACTCTTGCATTAATCCTCCAGTTGGTCAAAGATAACAGAACGGAGATGATCCTTACGCTTACTATAGATGTAACCGATAGAGATGATTACATCTAACCGATCCACAGCCCATAGACTCATGAACTCTTGTTGTAACATTTCATCCCTATCATCATAGATAATCAGTACATTCCATAGTGTCATTGCGTAGCCTCCGGATATTCCATGCTAGTAAACATCTTAGTGTACACATTACACAATGCACCAATGGTAGCAATGTTACTCATGTGTGCAATCTCATACTCCGCATCGGTATCGAAACTATCACGATAGTTGTGATTTAGATTAGTACCATACTCACTAATGGATTCCCGAAGGAGACACAGTACTACTAGCACATCCTCTCCTTCAATAGTTACTTTCATTAATATTCCTTATCAGTAAAGAGGTAGTTAATATAACAACTCAATACAATACATACAATAACCCATGATGCAACCATCATAATCATTGCTTATTAATTTCCTTGTTCTCATCAATACAATAGAGTAGGCATGCTACAATGAGCACACCAATAGCACCACCTATGATAGGGAATATGATACCAATCATACCTCTACCTCCGTCCACTTACTAACACCATTCATTTTATTGATAGTCTTCTTAAGTGAGTCTACATACTCCTCAAGTTTACCCACAGTAGCGGCATAATACTTAAGGGTATTAGTAAACCCTTCATTGCCCGTCTTCAAGATAGCATTAGCATCTTGTAGTCTCTTATTAGCCTCGACTAACTCTCCAATCTTATCAGAGAACTCAGACTGAACAGCCTCAAGGTGTACGATGTACGCTTGTGCTGCAGTCAACATCTTCTTTACTTCTGTTTCGTTCATAGTGTCTCCTTTATAGGAAAGAAAGTAAGTCTTAGACATAGTGAAGGACAGATGTAATGTCCAACATATTAACATGCATACACGCTCCATCATCATGACATATACTAATCCACTGATTAGCAGACACTTGTCGCATCTCAATCTTAATTGAATCCCTAGCCCATCCCGGCAATGATTCAGCAACCATATCAGCCAATCGACTCTCTTGTACATCCTTCATATCACTAAAGACACCAAGGGGAAGCGTTCCCTTATCACCATGCGCGGTGAGTACCTCAAGACTCCGACTTGTTACTACGATCATGTTACTTTCCTACTTTCTTAGCAAACATAGTTCCATTGTTATAACGAATCTCATACGCATTCTCATCGGCAATACGACCGAGATACTTAATGGCAGTCTCAGCATAGACTACATCAACATAATCACAAGGATCAACCAAAGGATACATACGGTATCCACAGTAATCTTGCTCATCCTTGATCTCCTTAATAACAATGACACCACCACGATTAAACTCCTTAGAGATACCGTTCAATGTCTGTGTTCCTACTACTGACATTACTTGCCTACTTTCTTATTGATACGAATCTTAGTAAACACTCCAACCTTACGGAGTGCAATGATAACAGCCTTCTCATTCAACCCCATACCCCGAAGGTATTGGAATGCCTTCAGTTCATCCTGAGATGAATTCCCTGCATTCAACAACAACTGCCGACCAACCGTATCAATCGTCTTAGTAGCCATAGTAACCTCCTTGAATGGATGATAGGGGATATTTCACCCCTACCATCCGATAGATTAGATCATACCTTACAGACCAAACTCAGCAAGAACATTCGATGCTTCATTAGCAGCATTGCTCTTGTTAGTACCGGGAGCAGGTAGACCAACCCACGAATTGAACTCAGCCCGTTCATCACGATCAAAGCCAAGATGACCACCGCGAACCAACAGAGCATTCATCTGACCAAAGACAGACGATGCAATGCCTTGCGTAGTATGCTTGGCATTCTTAGCCTTGCAGTACAAGTAATCATACACCGCTCCGGCGGTTTCCATATCAGCAGAACGACCCTTGTTCATGAAAGTAATGAGAGTATTCTTATCCATAGTGATTATTCTCCGAAAGAGGATGAAAGGATAGAACAATTCTACCCTCTAGCAATACCCTACGAAAGAACGCAGGGGATTCTAGAGGGTACTCTAGTGCCAAACTAGAGTATCCACCATCTTACGTACTGAGATATCTATCGCTTTCGCCTTTACTATACCTCAGTCTTATTCAATCTCCTCACTTGCTCCACCTCTTGGGGCTGCAAGTTACGCTTATTGAACGATGCCCTATGGGCATAGCACTCCTCGTGCCACTTCCTTACGTCAGAATCATCGGCTTACCATAAGTGCGAGGATTCATCGGGTTACCTACTAGGACGGCTTATTGGATGCGTTCCATATCGTAGGGGAAGTTCTGATAACATTCACGCTTGTGACGCTACTGCCCCCCTCATGTCGGTGAGGGATCCATCGGCACTCAAGCCGGGGTTCGCGCGGTCTGCGTGACATCACCTCCGACAACCCTTCGGGCGTTGGCTTTACCTGCTACGATGTCCCGTGAGGGCGGTAGATCCGGTAAGGTGCAATCAGGTCGGCGATTCGTATTCGCTGACACTTTACAACGCATCAGCCGCGGAAATCCGCAACGCATGGCAGCAAAGTCCGATAACTTTATCCCTCGCCACCAAGGTTATCGGACTTTGATCCCCACAGGTTATCGGACGCGCCACGCCCCTCAGGTTATCGGACATGGCGGGATGACGGGGGGTTGCGCGGGGGGATTTAGGGGGGATACCCCTTCGCTAATTTTTGACCCCTCTAGTCGATTTCTAGATTGAGTAGGGATCCCCCTAGCTTGCCCTGTGTGGGGTTGTTTGTGTTGATGTCCTCCGGTAGCCCCAGAGGGATCCGGGGACCCCATAGGAAATCGACAAGGGATTAACCGGGGGGTAAACCCCGGAGTGCTCTATTCCTTAAATAATCCTAGATCCCCTTTCGGGGACCTAGGATCTGTATGTTTATATAATATTAAAATTAACACTTAGGTTAACTAGGGTTACCCTTAGGTTACCTAAGGGACTATGTATTACTATATAATATAATAACATAATTTTAAAAACTTAAAGACAGTCTAGGTTACTCAAGGTATCCCTTAAGTATCTATCTAGTAGCCCCAACTATTGGGCATTATCTAAGAGATCCCCTAGGGAACCTGATACACCCTTTGACATGTCTTCATAACGGACTCCGGCTTGGGCTGCTCTTGCCTTCTTAAGGGCTTGGGCTTCCAGCTCAAAGTTGCGGGGGGCAACCTTAGGTATCGGTGGTAACGACTGAGAAGAACTTTGTTTTCTTCCTTGGCTCTTTGCATAAGGATGTGGGTTCTTGTGAATCATGTTCATGTAGGTTTGCAATGTTCCCTTTTCTTCCAAAGCTCCTGAGACTTCTAGGGATCTAGCAGCCACAGCAATTGGACTTCGGTTTAACAAAGAGTTAACTGATGTGATATCACCAACTCCCTTAGCAACCTTCATGTAATCAACTTCTTCATCACCCGTGACTCCTTCTACAACTTCACTAACGCCTCTACCAATACTCTCTACAGCCCCGGTAGCAGCTCCCATACCAATGGACTGCATTGGACTACCGTAGTACTTCCAAGTTCCACCAGACATGTAGCTCAGACCACTTAAACCAGCCTCTAGAGCACCAGACCACATTCCCATGATAGGGGCAGACTTAGCTACACGGACAGCAAAGGCATGTGGGTTATCTGAGAACTCTTCAAGGATATCCTCGCCATCTCTTCCGGCTAGCCACTCACGGAGTAGACCGATAGTGGCATCCAATGTTCCATAGAGAACTATGTTAGCGGCTAAGTACCGAAGTGTATCGCGGCTACCATAATCCAGTATAACATTATCTTGGAACCCACGGATGTAGGAGCTAAGAGCATACCAGAGTTTACCAAGTGGTGTCTTGGAATCAATCGTAGTAACTCGACCTAAACCAATAGGTTCAGGTGTAGATGTCTTTACAATCAGATCTTCTAGGGCAAGTCCGTAAGAACTAATAACTTGCTCTAATACTTCTGGTTTAATCCCAGCAACAGGATGAGTCGTAGCATGCCAATATACATCAACCATGTTGTGTAGATTAACCCGACCTTCACCCTTCTTGTCAACCTTCTTAATTAAATATTCAAGATGTTTAATCTTCTCGACAGAGTTTAAACCATACTTCATAAAGACTAGAGCTTCCTTTGGGTTGAACCCGAAGCCAGTCTTTCTAGCCAATGCATAGAATTGTTTACGGAGCTGATTCTCTGCTCCTGCGCTTGTTTCTGCAGCTGCCATATAGTCCTGCATGAGTTTCATCATAGCAGGATCTTCTAGGGCTACTAGTAGCTTTTGAATTCTACCTTTCTTAATATGACCATAGATCATACGCTGTAGTCGGACCTTAGCCATTGATCTGGTTATATTGGTGATCGCTTGTAGCGAACCAATAGTCTCAGCAACTCTAGCTCCAGACTCTAGAACACGAACGCCTCTATCCACAAGACCCGTTGCAGGGCGGGGATTAATAAATTTACCCTTGATCTTAGATCCAATTGTAGAATCTAATTCAAATGCTCCTTGATTTGCTTCACCCAAGAATCGAGAACTAAACTCATACTTAATATTTTCTAGACCGAAGATCATATCCCCAAGCTCAGAGTTATTCATAAGAGAGTTCTTTGAGACTCGAAAGTCTCCGACCACAAACCTTAAAGTACTAATGAGATTACCCGGAAGATGTAAAGGATTTGACTTTAGAGTTTCCATTATAAGCTCAGTCATTGCCCCAAGGTAGTAACCGGAAGCAACCTTAATCTTCATCAATGCCAATAGGCTTCTTGCAGCCGCTTGATCCTGATAAGGAAGCATAGGAAGAGTATCTGCATTAGATGCATACTCATCCTTAAGTCTTTGAATACCTTCCGTAACATCTTGGAGTCTTGCAGCTAGCTGTCCGGGTGTCCAGTTTTCAGCTTTAGCTATAGCCTCTATATCTCTTCTGGCTTCACTAGCTACATGAGGAAACACATCAGTGATTCTTACATTGCGAGAACCCATGAGTCTATCAAGTTCTCTCTGGAAGATAAGTTCAAATACTCTACCATTCATAAAGTAATTATAAGACTCAGCTAGATTGGTTCTAATGTGTTTTAGAATAACAGGATCGGATAGTACTTCTTCAGGAATCAAACCGGGAACAGCCAAAGCTGTCTCCGCTGCCTGATCAACTACCATCAGAGGTCTATCAATGTTAGTACCAGTGTTTCTCTGGTACTCACTGTATGCACCCTTCTTTGTCTTATAGTCTAACATCTCATTCATCTCAACTTCAATAAGCTCTCTACCCTTTAGGTAGTCTTGCCACCGTTGGGTATACAAAGATTTATTGCCGTTGACTGCTTCAATGTAACGAACTCTATCGGCATCAGCTAGTTCACTAATGACCTTAGGCATTCGATATAATGTGATAACACCACTCTTATCATTTGTAAGAACAAAGTAATTCTGTGAGTCAGAACCATTAGCCAATGTAGCTAGAACACCTTTCTCACCAACAGTAATTGGATGTTCAGATATCTTTAGACCAGCTAGAGTCTCAGGGCTAAAGCTCTGAGTTGACTCACCGGGTCTAAAGTCTCGCTTGCCAGCAAACAAGGCAGTACCTCTCGCCTCTTTTGATGGAGCAACGTCTAGCCAACCAAGAACAATAAGTGTATTGATGTCTAAGATTGGTGACTTTAACTTACGAGTTCTACGAGCCTTTACAAGACCCGCTACAAAGAGAGCACGATCAGTTGGACTCATAGCTGAGAAGCTTTCATGGTTCAACTGAACTGGAGCATACTTCATAGGATCAAATGGCGTACCATCAGCAGCATTGCTATTAAACAAACCTGTCTCATTCTGTAAACCTAATATAGTTTGATTGGTCTGTCTTGTAATTTGTAATAATGAATTAGCTTCAACAGCTATTGACTTAGCTAGGTCTGGAGATAGACCAAGAGCAACAAGATCAGCAGGGGCAATAATAGTACCCTCTGAAAGCTTTGTATAACTTAGTACACCAACAGCTCTAACCTTATCTAGAGCTAGTCCACTATCCTTTAACTTTTTATTGAGTAAGAGTTGTTGTCTAGCAATACGAGTAATCATCCGGGCTTCATCAGACTTACATTGTCTTGCAGTTCGGAAAGCTTCCTTACCTGCTCCAACTAAATGTCCTGACTGTGCTCGGTTGTCTTCAAACAAACGAGATAAGAATCGAATATTCTTCTGTAGATTTCTAATGGTCTTACCAGTCTGACTAGCAGCCTGTGTTGCATTAGCCATCCAACTATTCATTGCTCTCCACCAGTTTCTAGATGCTCGTTCACTACCACCAAAGATTGCTCCAATAAGACTTCCTTGACGCAAGAGCACTGATGTACTTTGTTCGGAGTCCTTTGTAGCAGTATTAATGATTCTACCCATATCACCTCTAGGTGTTTCTTTTATAGGTTCTAATGGAATAGTTTCTGGCGTAACTGGAACTTCCTCACCAGCCTTAGGGGCTGGAGCTGGAGTTGGCTCAGGTGGTACAGGCACAGGAGACTCTGCTTTAGTAGCATCACTTACTTTCTTTCGCGGAGTCTTAGACTCCTTGGCAACTAAAGTAAATGCAGTAGCATCCTCAGATGATTTAACAATATTTAATTCATCCAAAAGAATAGGAGGCATGTAAGCATCTCCAACTTCCTTAGCAGCAAGCACCATAAGCTGACGCTCTGATAAAGACTTGAAACCCGGAACAGTAGCAAGCTTCTGAACATTTTCAGCCCGTAGCTTATCTACCGCAATCCAGAACTTGGATATACCCTCATCACCAAAGACAGCTCTGTTAGCTTCAACAATTGCTTTGTTGATAGTAACAAACTTTGTCCACAGCGACAACAGCGTAGGAGAGTAAGTATCAACTGCCTTATCTATATTCTTCATGCGTGTCCAGTAGTTCTTTAAGAATAACTTTAAGAACCCTTGGTCCATTCCATTGTCACGGAGTAGATCCTTATCATCATTAACAACCCGCTCTATTCTTTCTGTCTCAGTAGTCTTAACAACGTCTGATACAGTCTTTCGTGGAGCAGGGGGAGCAATGCCACCTGTCTTAGTAACTCTAACTGGTGCGCCTTCGCTGGCTGCAAGTGGAACCGGAGTTGAAGGTAAATCTTCCACAGGTGCTACAGCCGGAGCTGGAGTTGTGGTTGGTTCTACTACCTCAACCTTAGGAGGTTCAACGGCAGCTGTTACAGTCTTTATTGGCACACCTTTCTTAACCTTAATCTTTGTTACAGAAGGAACACCCGCCTTAACCTTAGTTTCAGTAACACCCTTAACAACTACAGATGCATCAGCTTGAATTGGCATTACTACACCGTCTGAGAAGACGAGAGCATCAACGCCCATTCTATCTGCAACCTTCATAGTGGATGCCATCTTAACTTCGTTAGCCATGAACTCAGCTGCGGTCATGGTCATTGTTAGTGGCTTCTTAGGAACAAACGACACAGCTTCTTTGGTTGACACATCACTGTTTTCAATGATAGCATCAACTTGTTTCTCTGGTCGTAGTACAGCTTCTGGAACATTACCAGTAACTTCCGAAGTAGCTCTAAACAATGTACCCTCTTCCACCTTTGTAACAGGTGTCATAACTGGAGATGCATCGGTCTTTTTACTTCTAGCAGCCAAGGCTTGCTTCTCTAGCAAGCGACTTCCAGCATCAATAGGATTAGATACTTGCTTTGGAGTTGGCGCAGCTTCGGCTTGCTTAACAATCGCCTTAACTGACTCTGGCTTTTCTACTGCCTTAGTAACAACCTGATCCATTTGCTTAACATGTGCTAGAAGAGAGTCTTGAGTTTCTACTAGTCTAGCCTTTGGATCATATTCAATAGCTTTACCAATAGCAACCATCTTATTATACAACGCATTTCTGCGGTTGCCAATAGTTCTATCTTCTACTTTCTTACCAAGAAGCTCGGCTGACTTAGAAGCTAATTCTTTATCGGACTCAACCAATAGCAAGGCTTTAGCTAGCGTAACTTCTTCTGGAGTTAAGAGAGTATTGTTTGTGAGATTATTCCATGTTAATGCTCTGTCAAACATAATAGCACTAAATTCTTTATCAGTAGTTGGTACAAACACACCAGCATTTTTACTCGGTACAGATCCTTCTTTGAGGATACCTTCTGCAGTTTCTCCTTGCTGATCTTTCTTACCAGCCTTACCTTTTCTTTGTTCAGATAGAAAATCTCTTCTCTTAATTGTTCCAGCAAGACGAAGCAGATGCTTTACAGACGGTAACTTACCTGCTTCAATTCTCTTAATGAGATATGGGCGGTTCTCATATAGAGGACCAAGTTCTTCGTCTGTAAGTTTGCCTTCTGTGAACAATCTAATAACAACATCATCTAGATTATCTACAGTAAGTTCTTCACTACCATCGGAAATAGCGGCAAGCGTTGCGGCTTCCTTTACCTTAGCTTCTTTTGCTGCAACTGCTTTCTTTGCCCTAGGCGTTTTAGCAGCCTTGGCAGCTTTACTTGGTTTCTTTGGTTTCTTAGTAGAAGGAAGTTCCCACTTACCAGAAGTTTCATTTAAGACAATACTACCACTAGTAATCATTGTGTGAATACCAGTTAAGAGTTTTTCAGGAGTCATGTTTGGAGTATCGCTTATCTTTTGAATCAATGCTGCATCAATGTTCTTAAGCAAAGTAGGAATACTCAGATGAGTAATATCCTTGTTGCTTAGGAATGCAGCAATCGAATCAATAGCAATATCCTTGGAAGACCAGATAGGAAGATCCATGTCTCTTGTGATAATAGGATCAGTAACACTGAATGTTCCTCTGTTGGAAGTAGATTTAATTTGTGGTTGTTCAAAGGCAATCCAAACACGGTGTCTTACACTATCTGCCTTTACCCGACCACCACCCATATGTGTGATGCCATCAATAGGAGATTGTTTAAACAGATCCATTACTATAGCAGAAACATAGTCATCACCATCTTCAACATAAGAAATAATATTATCTTCTAGCTGTCTAAATGCTGATTCATTTGTATCAAACTGTTTTGTATAAGATGTTGGTTCAAGTACAAGACCTTTTGCCGTAATCATACCTTCAGATCCAAGAGGAAGTCCTAAAAATTCTTTTCTAGTAGTTTCTATCTGGCGTTCAATCTGAGCTAATAAGTCACCATTATATTTTAAACCGTCAGTTAACTTTTCTCTTAGCTCTGGTGAAATACGATAATTACTTACAACTGATGACCAAAGATTTCGATCAAACGGTGCATCCATATCAATTGGATTTTTGATAGATAAGTAAACAGGATAAATAGAGGCTCCCTTACTAGGTCTTGTTCCCGGCTTAACTGCATACTCAGAAGCAATACTTGGATTAGCCGTAAAATAATAACCCGGACCAAACAAACCAAACTCAGGATTCTCTGGTAATTTAAACTGATCATAACCACCACTGCGTGTACCATGATACATAATCAATGGATTACCATTCTCATCAACAACTTTACTACCATCAAAGTAAATCTTAAACTCAGGAGTTTCTTTAACGCGCTCTAAGAAAGCTTTACGGGTTTGATTGTTATCAACACCAGCATCTATATCCCTACGAATATCGGGATCAAGTTTATTAAAGGTTCCTTCGTTGTAGACAGACTTAACTTGTTCTACCTTAAGGGCAATCCAGTAAGTATTACCCTCAGCCATTTTAATTTGATAACCATCATAACCCAAAGCTGCCACTGCTTTAGCCAAAGATGTATTAAAGATTGTTTGGACTGTTTCCCCATCAGCCATATTTCCTAGGCGTGTGGCTTCCTTTAATGCATTATACTCTTCGGTTAAATTCTTTTCTTTTAATAGCTTGTAAACTTCCTGTAAGATTCTTTTTGGTTCTTTACTATAATCTAAAATCAAAGGATTAACAATACTAATAAATAAAGGAAAGAGGCGAGCACCCGTAGGTGCATTAGGTTGTCTTGGATTTACTAAAGCAAAGTTATTAGCAGTAGATGGATTGGTAGTTGTGTAAACACCACTTCCAAACATACCACCACCCAATTTAAATTTATTGAAGTCAACTAAGGTTGTTGTGCCATGATAAACAATAATAGGCTTACCATTCTCATCAACAGCTTTGCTGTCCCCAAAGAACTTTTTGAACTCCGGTGTGGATGTAACTTCTTCAATGTAAGAACGGTTTAAACCTTCGGTGTCAAAGACACCCTCTGCCTTGAGCGTATCAATGTAATGCTTATGATGTACCAGAGTAACCAGATGAGCAATATCTGCAAAGCCATTATTTTTATAATAGTCTTTCAAGGTATGCATCAACGGTTGGTTCAAGTATGGATCATTTCTTACTTGCTCTAATAAAGCAAGTCTATCAGTTTCACTAAGACTATTCTTAGCAGTTCCTTCAACAGACTTGTCTAGCAGTTCAATAAGCGAAGTAGCTTTGGTTCCCCAGAAGGTGTGTGAGTATCGACTAGGTTTATTTAGAGGATCTAAATAATTAGTAGCTTGCATCTGGGCTAGACCACGATCTTCATAAGTAGCAGCTAAGATGGTTTCAACACCACCCTGAACCGACTCAAAAGATTCGGCTCCCATGCTAAACAATCTTCGTTGCATGAACTTGATACGATCCTTTTTACTCATTCCAACTAGTTGTGCATAGTCTGGAGTAGTAAGTAAGAAGGCAGTTTTAATAAGCATAGACCCAAACTGGGTTTGCTTATATGTACTATAGACATCAACCAAGTCTTTCATATATACAGTAGGATTGCCCTTCATGTCAATAGCTTGTCTACCATTGCTCTTTAGGATTGTCAGTGCAACAATTAGAGAAGGATCTCTCTCACCTCTCATAATGAGATTATATTCACCACTAGTTAACATAGCTCTCTTAACAACTTCTGGACTATGCTCTGGTAGATTCTTAATCATCCAGTCTTTTACAAAAGTATTAAACACATTAGGGGCAATATCACTTGATACTGTCTGTGCATTTACTGCAGCTGCATATGCTCTTGATAAGTCTGGAACAGAGATAGCTTTAGATGCAGCCGTATCCATTTCAGTCAGACGATTAATCAAACCATTAACAACAGTGTAATGATCTGAAGTATCAAACATACTGGCTGCAAGTATGATCCCCTGTTCCATGCTGTTGATGATAGATCTAAAAGAAGATACTTCAATTGGAGCCATCTGTGATACAGCAAGCTGTGCTTCAGTAAATAGAATCTTTGAGAAGGACTGAACAAATACTTCTTCAGCATTCTGAAGATGATACACACTCAGGAAGTTAGCGGAGAGTAATGGATCAGACATATTAGCCACATCTAGATTCAATAAGGATGGTCCATAGTTTCGAGTGAGACTATTGTACATCTTTAGATTGTCTACATAGATATCAGCTGTTGCACTTGATTGGAAATAAGCATGTCCAATTTCATGCAAGACTGTGATAGCTCTTCGCTCTGAATCATTACCAATCCATAAGCTGTTCATTACTATTGTCTTATTCGCTGCGGAGTAAGCACCAATTGTGGTGTACTCAATGTTCCCATCCACATCTAGAATTGGTTCAATCTTAAAGTCTACTGCAAAAGCCTTGGAGTCAAAGTTTAAATGAACTACAGAAGCCAATAGAATAGCTTGGTCAATTTCATTAATGATTTCATTCTCTACTAAATCATTGGTGAACTGAAAGAACTTCTCAGCATTGACTTGGTTACCAGAAACTAATGAAGAGAACTTATTAATGTCATCCTTAAGTGCGTTGATCAAAGCCATTCGCTTTGGATTCAACTTCTTAATCTTAAGGGCTTCCTTAATTGAGTTTGTCAGTCTATTGGATGGCTTACGAGCCACTCCACTAATGTCTGCCTTTAGGGCTTCAACAGTACTTGGACTGACTGTGCCAGTAATAGCAACTTCAGTGATTGCGGCATCAAGAATATCTAAGACTTCCTTTGGAAGATCAGCACGGAGTTCAGCCTTCCTTGATGGATTAGCTACGATCTCTCGCGCTGTTCCCAGCAAGCTGACTGCAGCCTTTTCAGCTGCATCATTCTTGGCTGCTGAAGAGATCACGGTAGATCTAGCATCAGCTACATGTTCCGTAATAGTCTTAACAGGTTTCTTGACACCACCAAGACTATCACTGAGAGCCTTACGCTCTGGCTTGGATAGAGACTTAGTGTATTGTTTAATCATACTACGCCGCTGCGACTCCATAATCGCATAGGCTTTCTCACGAGCAGGGGTTAACTTACCTGCTTCCTTTTCCTTAAGTCTGGTTGTATTCAGATGTTCTTCGGATGCATAAAGAATCCGAAGTCTATCTGTAGTTCCCATGTCACCAAAGGTATCACCCGTCCCAGTAAGGGAAGCGCGTTCTTTAACCGCATCCCCCGCTGAGTTCTTACGGGATATCTCAGTAACAAACTCAATGATGTTGCTGAGAGTACCATTAGCACCTGTGCGTTCAGCATAGGCTTGTCTGGTTTCGTTATCCAACCGTCTGGTCATAGGGACATCAGGGGTTGCTCTAGCGGCATCAGGAGTTACTGCAGCACGAGCATCAGCTCTATTGACTGCAGTCTGGGTTTCATTACTCAGCTGCTGTGCTGATGGCTTTACACCCTCTAGCTCGGCTTCGGTAATGATCTTCTCATGGAGGGGCAGATCAACTGCTACATCCTTACGACTTAACTTGCCTTTGTAGAATCCCAGAGCCTCACCAAGGCGTGTACCTTCATAGGTAAAGCGTTTGTCTCCGGTCATACGAACTACAGATTCCCCCAGAGGGGCAACATTGACACCCCTGAGTTTGTTTAAAAAAGCCCCAGCCGTACTGCCCATAACTCCGGGTGCTAAACCAAAACCTAAGAAGCCGATTGCAAAGCCTTCACCACCAGCCCAGCCAATGCTTGAAAGATCATAATCCTTCTGCATTTCTGGGTCCGCAAAAAGAAGAGCATTACTATAAGCAATTTGTTTCTCTTGTCTGGTAGCCTCTTGTAAGGCTGCACCAACTCCGAATATTGAACCAGTTAAAGTATAAGTACCAAGCATGCCAAGATTCTTAGCATAGGTTGGGCTTAGTCCAAGGGGAAGTTTAGCAATTGTTGAAGCAACATTACGAGCTGCTCTAAAAACAGCAAAGCCTGTGCTTGCAACAGCAACCGTAGGGGCTGCATATGCTGTAGCAACCAAATTAAAACCACCAGTAGCAACTGTGGCTGCAACTTCTAAAGCAATAAATGGAACGGTATCCGAAGAATTTAGAATACCACCAACCAAATTATCTGCTATTAATCTCCCACTATCAAAATAACCGGGAGCATATGCTTCAATTCTTTTTTGCGTATCACTCTTAAAGATGATCTCACCAATTCTAAAGTTAGCTTCATCTTCATTGAGTGCTGTTCTAATTGTATTTGATGAGATACCATTTTCAATAAAACCCTGCTTGACAGTAGGATCTAAATTACTCCACCATATAGCAGGATCAAAAGTTAAATCAACTCGGTTACGAATCTTTAGAATATCATCAATGCCTCTAGCAATCTTAGTATTCTTAGTAGGATTATAAGCTGCATTGTATCCATCATATAAAGCACCTGCGGCTCCATAAGTATAAGCATTTAGAATCTTACCATAGACTTCTGCTTGTGAGCGGAAGGCATCAACCATAGAGAAACCAAGATCCGTTTTAGTAACCTCGCTTGCTTTTGCATAGGCAAGCTGGTACATCATAGCATTCACTCTTTTTTGTGTTGGAGTAGGATTCTCAGGATCTTGTGGTTCTTGTTTAGCAATAGGTAACAACTTGGAAAGTATGGAGCGGAGATTATCTTGTACTTCAGGAGTTAACTGACTGGCTCCAAACTCTGCCGGAGCTAAAGGATCATCTTTCTGACCCATTAGAATACCACGCTGGAATGCACCAAATGAATAGTCTTGGAACTCATTAGGTCCCATACCTATATACTGAGCAATCTTTTGGGCATAGCCCTGTGCGCCACCTGTGCTAATAGATTCTGCTTGTGTCAGCGCATATAAATTGTTATAGGTATCTTTTTGAGTGTTAGGCTGTGGTCCCCAAAAACCTGGTTCATGCATTCTTGCAACATCAACATAGTTAGGAGCACCCTGATAAGCCATCAGGAATTGATTACCAGTTGTGTAGTATTGTGGTTGCAGTCTCGGTGTTTCTGGTGTCTCCGGTACTATAGGAAAGTTGTTAGTGTAATTAATCATTCATATCCTTTCTGGGGGCAATGCGCCATAAAGAGGATTACTTTGCTAGCAATCGTTTTGTAAATGTTTTAAGCCAGAGATCATCTGGTGTATATTTAGTTGTTCTACTCTGTGGAAGTAACCAGTGCATTAAGAAGTCTTGTCGAAGATCTATAAATTCCCTAGGATCTTTTAACTTCATTTCAAATTCTTTTGTAGCTTCTTGTCTCTTTTTATTACGCTCTTGCGGATCATAGTCTGCTTCATTAAGAACTGATTTAACTTGACTCTCTTGATAAGAATCCCAAGCCTTTAATGCTGTCTCTCTCCATTGTTTTTCTACTTCGGGATCTAAAAGGAACGAAGAAGAATCTAGAGCAGCAATGGTTTGATTGACGGTCATGTATTTCTTTGAACCAAGTCGATCTTTTATTAGTCTATCTTTTTTTAAAGCGGTTCTAATTTGGTATTCAAAAGCAGCTGGCTCCCATTTTTTTGCTACAAAATCAACCATAATTTTCATGTAAGAATCTTTAGTAATACCATACATGGGTTGTTCATTCCCATCTAGAATTTCTTGAATAACTCTACCAGACATTTGTTTATCAAATGCTGTTAAAATAAAGTTTGATGCATCTCGTGGAAGTTTAGTGTCTTCATCGCGTGTTCTTAAAATAGCTATTGGATCACCAACAGTTTCAGCTAACACAACTTCCATACTATCTTGGTCAGCCACTTCTTTTAATTTAGCAGTTTTTAATACATCTGCCTGTTTATCCTCAGTTACTTTTTCCCAATAAGCATCGCTAATAGCATTGCCAAGTTGTTCTCTAATAACTTCAGGATCTGTTTTAAGATTTTTATTTCTATAGCGAGAATTACCCGGAAGTGCATACTCTGCTGGAAGATCAGACCATTCCTTTGGTAGTTCACCTGTATCAAAATACAGACCAGTGAAATCATAGGTCTTCATTTCAAGAAGACTAGCAGGAGAATTTAAACCAACCAAACGGTTGTTATCCATAAACTCTATAAAGGATTTTTTAAAGCCAGAAACTTTTGATGAAGGAAGAATTGTTTGCTTTTGAATAGATGCCTCAATTGGCATACTAACACCACGACCAATCATTTCTAAACTGGTTTGTTTAGCAGCTTCTTTGTTTTTATTATCTGTTAAGATAGAACCAAAGACGCTGTTGAATCGTGCAGTATAAGCAGCTTCATCTTCATTAGGCTTACGCCCCTCAAAGTAAGGCTCCATTTCTGTAGTATCAACATCTTCTCCAGCACGATAGACATAGAATACATTGCTATCTTTTTGCTTCCAAATATTACTACCACCACGGGCTGAGCTATCCATATTACGAACAAACCTATCTGAGTTTGGTCGGTATAGTGACATACCCGCAGCTGGACCAACCTGAACTACTGAATCACCTTCGTGAATTGGCATAGCAGGAGCACCTGATGCTACAGATCTCTTATAAGCATTTTCTGCAGCATCCTCCATAAAGTCTGATTGGTCTTGTCTGTTTTCTACTTTAGCTACGGCAACGCCGAGAGTATAAGACACAAAATCAGCAACAGTTTTAAGACCTTTTTTCTTTGCGTCTTCTAACATTACGCCAAAGTTCTCTTGACTAAAAACAGCAGTCTTTTTTTCTCCAGTAATATCGTTCTGTAGTAGATACTTGATTTGTTTGAGGCGAGGATCAGCTTCAACAATAGCCATAATTTTATCAGCATTAACAAGAAAGACAGTGCTTGCAGAATCTGCAGTCAGATCTGCTATTGAAATATCTTCTTGATTAGCAAACATTCTAGCAACAGCGTTTACGGCTTGAGGCTCTGCTTGTCTCATAATAAGACCTATATCTTGTGGAAGTATTCCTGCTGCTTCACTGCTAGAAACAATCGTATAAGAGGGAGTGTTAGTTGTTCTATAGCTTTCTATGTTTTCTAATGTCTGACGATATGCATCTCCCTTGTCTCTTGATGCGGGTACTCTCAATATAGGAGTGCCATCATTTTTACGGGGGGTAAACACACCATTGGAATCAACCTGAGAAGCAGGAGCAAGATATGGAAGTACATCTATATCACCCATCATAATCCTTCGGTATCCAAGAGGAAGACCGCCAGCTGATGAAGTCATAAAGCCTTGATCTCTTGGACTCACACTATATTCCATTCCCCATTGTGACATTGGTGGAATCTTTGCATAACCCTTTTTGACTGCTGCTAGTTGTGCGGCAAAGTCTGCTTCTGCTGTTGCTCCTACTACTGGAACATATCCATTGAGTTTCATTACGGCAGCACTACAAGCAACGGCAAGTCTACCCTGCTCACCCACTGGAATAACTCTAGAAACTTGTGTTCTATCTGTTAGACTAGTTGGTTGATTAACAGCCATATTATCTAAAAAAGATGTATAGAGTCGTTCATTCAAATCAGGGACTAAACCCTTTGCAGTTTTAATTGCTGAGTCTCTAACACCCGTTGGGTTGGTTACATCATCGGTGCTATATGTACTTGCAAAGTGTGTATCAAGTATGGCGGTCTTTGTTCCTTCTTGCTTAAGAGTATTTGTCCAAGATAAATCTGGACTGTCGGTAGAAACCATACTACCATCAGCACCTTTTACAGCGGTGATACCACGGTGGTTTGCAAGTGTCTTATTGAAAGTATCAGTAAACTTAGCAACCTTATCTGAATCTAATTCTCCACCCTTACCAGCTACCACAAACTGACCTCTGTTAGCTTCAACATAAGCTATAGCTCGTAAAGAAGTTGCAAGGAGTTGGGGGTTGTTTTTTAAAACACGGACAAGACTTTCAGGTCCACCCGCATCCTTTACAGTATCCCCATTTTGTTCTATTAGTAAATCTTTAAGTTGTTCGTCATTTAAACCCAATGCCTGTCCGACAATACGCCGAACTACACTATTTGAGTATGTAAATAAATCAGCTTTAGTTGCAGCACCCTTTACATAAGGACTATATTGTTGGGTGTAACCTAAAATTTCATTAGCTACACCAATATCTGCTGCGGTTATGCTTTTTAATTCTGATAGAGTCTGCATTGTGCCGCCCTTTTGAACAGCATCTCTAAGGATTACAGCCATGCCAACATCTTCTTCATTCAAGCCTATTTGCTTTAGGTTTTCAGCTAGGGTTGAAACAGGAAGTTGATTAAACATCAGACCAGCACGAAGCATTGCTTGTGGCGATCTTGTAGCAAGGGGCTTATTAAATTCAGACTTAATAAAATCCGCGGAATCTGGAGCAAACATACCTTGATAAGATGCAGTAGCTGAGATATCTCTATATTGAGCAGAAGGATGAAACTGAGCATAGTCAACAAGTTGCTTAGTCTCATTTTCATCTAACCCCTCTTGCCCTGCTGCAGGATTCCAGAGCCACTGACCAGTAGCTTGATCTAGGATTACTAGTTGGTTACCAGCAGCATCTACTTTTGGTGTAAGTTTACCATCCTTTAGTTGTGTAAAGAAATAAGGTGTGTTAGTTGGATCAGTTGGAGAAGCTGGGGGATATTGAGATCCTACAGCATTCAATGGAGCAACACCAGCTAATACCATATTTGCAACATCACCAGCCTTATAAGGTACATTGCCATACTTTGTTTGCTTAGCATCAAACTCTTTCTTCTGCTTACCAATGTTATTGAATTGGGCATCAAACAAAAGCTTTGTTGCTGCAGCAGAGATATCTCTATCGGATGAACGAACTCTTAAGGCGAGTTCTTGATACCTAGAGCCTAGGCTTTTAATGTCTAGCTTTTCATCCCAGTAATCAATAGCAGGTTCAAATAGACCACCCTTGTTATTCTCTACGACATCTCTTGCCTTGTCATTCCACTCGGTTTTATATTCATTAATTCTTGAAATTAAGCTATCCATGATTGGCTGGTCTATTGCTATACCTTTAGCTCTAGCTTCAGCTTGCTTTGTATTGAGTTCAATATATGCATTATTTAGTTTAGTTGAATATACATCCTTAAGTTCTGCAATAGCATTACCCTTAGATGAGATTAAATTATTAACTACAGCACCAAAGGTTTCATTAGCAATCTTAAAGCCATTCTCGCCTAATGCATACCAATCAATATCTGCACCTTCAACTCCAATAGGTTGCTGTCCGAATTGGGTTTGGGTTTCTTTGTACATGTTGATGGACTCAGGCGGCACAAAGCCAGCCTTTGGTCCTTCTTCAAAGACGGTCTGTTGTAATGGATTAAGCTCAGGTGCTGGCATTGGTTGTATCTCCAAACATATTAGGGTACTTAGACATAGCTGTATAAATACTTTCGGTTAGTTCTTTTGTTGTTTTAATTCTACCAGCTGCAATCTCCCCACGAAGACCACGATATACTTGGTCTTTAGCGGAAGACTCTGGGTTAACTGCAAAGGCTTCATTCCATCTATCAATGTTATAATGACCTGACTCTAAAAGCTTAGAGACTTCCATTGCAGATTGCTTCTCTTGTCTAGAGATAACACTGCGTTGGGAATAGATCTTATTCTCAATGGCTTCCTTGATTGGCTGTGTTGCTGTGTCTTTAACTAAGACTTGCTCAGCAAACGAAGGAGCACCATAAGCATCATTTGGTAAAGCTTGCTTACGATCCTGTAGACCAAAGCTTGGGATAAAGGTTCCATTCTGATTGTAGATACCAATACGACCATTAACTACAGAGGCTACATCAAACAAGTTCATTTGTTCTAGCTTCATAAAGTCAGCGGAATGTTGATCAGTAGATACATCAGGGTCTAGTTCATTCTTCATAAGGAATTGATTAACCTTACCACTCAATGAATTGGAGTAGACCTGACTAGCCTTACTGAAGTTAGCCGTAGCCACTACAGTTGATAGTTTAGCTAACTCCGGAGCGAGGGCTGATCTTGCCCACTCAGGGGAGTTAGCCATACGATCTCGTAGGAAAAACTCCTTACTGGAGACTCCACTAATATTGTTTAACTCAATGAGACTGGTGTTGATAAAGTCACTGACTGCCCCATCCTTACCAGATGGATGCATCTTCTCGTATTCTTTCCAGAAGTAATTTCTACTTGTGTTGGAAAGACTGTCGAGGGAATTATTATTCTTCCAGTAATTGAATCTGTTCTGTGCGTTAGTAGGATACATCTTAGTAGCTAACTCTGTGATCTGATTAATCTTAGCAATGTCTTGCTTGTCAATCATCTCTTCAGTGTTAACTGCATCAACGGCATTGGTGTTTGTTTCAGTTGCAATCTTTTGCAATGAAGAGTATAAATCTTTTTTAGCCATTAGGTAATCCTAGTCTTCCTGCAAAAGGCATAAAGCTACCACCACTACTTGGTGTAGTTCCGGGTTTAGTAGTATATTGAATACCTGCTTGAATACCAACAGATGCTCCCGACAGACCAGCCTGAATTAAACCAGTGGTTAATGCAGTTGAGGAGTTGTTAGCAATACCACCCTTAGATGGAATAAATACTCCAAGGTCTGGAGCAAAGGCATTGCCTCGCTGTCCTAGTCTTGTTTGCTGTTGTGTAATAATATCCTGATAGGCACTACGATGGTTTAGCTTAAGGGCTACCATGTTGCTACCTAAGGCTTCAATGTTTTGACGAAGCATAGCTCTAGCCGTTCCACTGTTTGCAGTGATACCACGGCTTGTCATTGAAGAAATGAACTGTGCATTGACCTGTGAGGTTTGCTTGCTTAGTGTACTCTTTTGATTTGAGAATGACTTGTCTAAATAGTACTCTGCTAATGCTCGTTCAGTTGCAGCACCCTTTTCAATCTGAGTACTACGCTGAAGATTGGCTTGAAACTCACGCATAACATTTCTGTCTTGCGTTGCCTTTGCCCATTGGTTCTGAAAGTTTGCATTCCTTTGCTGGATTTCTGCTGCCTGTGCTGCTGCGTCAGCTTGGCTAGCTGAACCTAATGCACCCATAACACCTGAAGCCAAAGCCATTGCTCCCATTGCTCCTGCTGCTACTACTCCCATTTGAGTCCTCTTTCTAAGAAGGATAAGATATCTGGTATTGAATCTGTAAGATCCTCAGTATTTACCCGCATTATTTTATTTTGATTTTGTTTATTGAGCCACTCATTTAAATAAGTAGCATGCTCGTAGAATATATCCACTGGGTTGATCAGATCAAGAAAGACGGGATGTAGTTCACACTCGTCTTTAAAGACTTTATATATACTATACATCTGAGCCAGCTTATCTTTTCTTTCTAAGACAACAATACGAGATATTCTGTTTGTGTTAATGGTGATTAAATTAGGATACCAAAGTTTAACAATATGGTTATTAAGTTCTTTGGGATTAAGTGTGTTTGTTTCCCAGTAGCCCTCAGGGTTGTGTTTGGGAACAACTATGTTATTGAATGCCTCCCCTATGATGGGGAGTCCTGCCTTCTTAGCACTTTGCATTACAAATGAAGTACCAGTACGGGGACCAATACCTGTCACAACAGATATACTCATGGACGATTTCTTTTTAATATAGATTTACCGAACTTACCCTTTGGAATATCTTTTCCATTTAACAAAACAGCACCGGAGATTCTATCACCTAGAAGACCCAGTACTCTTTTGTTTCCCATCCAATCTTTAATCTGATTCTTGTAGTCTTCCTGTTGTTTGTAAATCAATTCTCTATCTGGATCAATAGCCAAAGCATTAACCCAATGGGACACAGCAGCACTCAGTACATCAACACGGTCATCATGCTTAAGAGCACCACGCTTGTTCTGTAGTCGAGTGATCTGCATCTGATTCTCTTTGTCTTGAATAACTCCAACATCAAATACAAGACGGTGTTGTGCCATGATTGGCTCAAGTGTACTTAAGATTCTATTCTCTTTAGAGCCTGTAACCTTGTACTCTTCAATTCCAATCTGCCCACAACTCTGTGCAATGACAGGCTGGATAATCTTACCGAACATACCATCACCATAGTTAGACTCATACTTAACAAGGTTAATCTTATACTGATTGATAAGCTTACAGATCTTCATCAGGGTAACACTATCGTATCCCCCTTGGATTCCTGTCAGTTCATGTACTACAATATAACCATGAGCAAAGGAAGCCACACATAGGGCTGTCTCATCTGCGCCACGACCAGAGGGATCTATAAATAAGATTGTCTGATTATAGGGAGCAAAGGCTGGTTCAATATGCATAGGCTCATAAACAAGATCACCCTTCATACCAAATGAAGAGACTCTTTTATTGACTACACTCTTAGCATGAACTACCTTGACTGGGAAGACCTGTGGATCTACATCCAATACAATCAAATCTTCTAATCTAAGGGGGTATCTTTTGACATCTGAAGTCGATGTCTTAAGCTTGTAGTGTAAGTCAAAGTTGGTCGGACCAATCTTCGCTTCAATTTCAGCAAGCTTTTCTGTGGGAAATCTTTCAGGCTGAGTCGATTCTCCCGGCTCAAAGCCCAGACCAAGAATATATTCATCAACATTTTCTATCTCTTCGGGGTTAGTTAAGTCTGGCATGACAGCCGGAAACTTAACGGTGGGGTAAATCCCACCTAATTTATTATATACAGAGTCTTTAGATTGTGGTGTACCCAAGAATCGGATACTAGCCACATCAACTTTATTTACTACATTCTCTAACTCCAAGCATCTCTCCCAGAGTTTCTCTCTAGCCTGAGGGGAGTCAGAGTTTTCTACAATCTCAACATCATCACCAATGATCTGATCAGCATGTAGACCTGTGATCTGTGAGGTAATACCCTTAGCAGTTACTGACAGATCCTGTCCGAACTGGGTACGGGTATGTACATTAAAACCAAAGGCACTGTCCTTGTCATTCTCTAATGGCTCAAGATCCTTCATGTAAGGAACCTGAGTTAGGATAGCTCTGGTCTGGAACACAAACTTAATAGCCCGGTCAGCCCCTGCTGATAATACAAGTATTGTAGTATTGTGATTCAACAAGAGTAACCATGAGACATAGCATGCCATGATTACAGACTTGCCGTCACCACGCCCTGCCTGTAGGAGCATATCCTTGGTTCCTACTTGGAGCCGATGTGCCATAGCATACTGCTTAGGGGTAGGTTGACCCAAGCCTAGGTACTTGAAACAAAAGTAAAGATGGTTTCTAAAGTCTTCTAGGACTTCTGGGGGAGCTTTCATGGGCTTCCTTTCTAAACCCCCTAGCAGGGGCTATAAACGGTTTCTCAGTCAATGGGCTATCTTGCTAGCCCAAGTACAATCAAATGGTTCCTAAGGGCATTCCTGCCCCTAGGAACCGTTGTGTTAAATCTGGGTAGACTTAAATTTGAATGGCATCTTAGCCTTCATTGCCACCTCTAGGGTGTCAAGGGAGGTCGTAGGGATACCATCTAGAGCTTCCCGGTTGTCGTTGACCACGCCACGAATGACTTGGTACAGACCGGGGGTACTCTTTGTATCGTCCTGAAGATCGTCTAGAAGACGCTCAATAAGACGAGCATTTAATTGAGTGATAAGTTCTTTATTCACTTCTTCTTGAACAGCTCAGGCAGCTTGCTCACTGGAACGACTGATCCAGCAATATAGCCAACCACGCAAAGAAGACATGCAAACCAAATTGAACCAATAAATGATGCCATAATATTATCCTTGTACTTTCTTATATGCAGCATCGAAGGCAGGATCTCCTGCTCTGAATGCTGCGATTGCTTCTCTAATGGTAGTAGGATCTGATTCGTCCTTGGCTTCAGCAAGCAACTTAGCTTGTTGAATCTTCTTCTCTGGGATAAACAACCCAAGAGAATATACTACCTTCTTAATTAATGTACCAATTCCTGTGTACCACAAGAGTACACATACACCTAATATAGCTAAAGCAATAAAGCCGTAGCTAAGTAGGTCTGCCCACCAAGGGGTACTGTCTTTAATGTTACCTAAGACACCAGCAATATCCTCAGATTCACCAAGGATATTACGGGCATGTTTGTGGGCGACTACGATGTCATTTGTATTTAATATCTGTAAAGCATTTGTTTGAATCTTATAAGTGCTTGTGGATATCTCATTAACAGATGAACACCCTGTAAGAAAAACTAGTAAGAATATCTTACGCATTAATCCCTTTCTAGCATCTCAATGCGATACCGTAGTTCCTTCAACTCAACCATTACAGCCACCATGTTCTTTCCTAATTCAATGTCAGTCTTAACTAGATCTCTAGTTATGTCTTTTAATAGAAGAAGTTCTGCCATGCTGTTGTCGATTTGAGCCTCCCTTTTGCCTAGGCGTATAATAACAGTAACTACCCCAATGGTGAGAATAGCTAATTGCAATACCGAAACATAGATACCAATGTTATTCTCATTCATGGGAAATCCTTAACTTGGAATTTTAAGTAAAATAAGATCAGTTGTATGCGGATTACTTAAAGTACCAGTACAAATTGTAAATGTTGCGCCAGTTACGCCGCCATTTAAAATAGATCCATATTCAACCAAAGGGAATGTGCCGGTAGTACTCATAGCAGTCGAACTTGTCCTAAAGGCTAGCATTGTAGCAATGGGAGATGGATCTCTAAGAAAATTAGTTATGGTGCGTCCCAAAGTACTAAAGCTAGTTCTCCAAGTGTCACTTGAAGTTGCAAAATACAAAAGTATAATCGAATGTCCTGCAGCTACATTAACAGATACAGATCTTCCACTTCCTTGGCTGTGTCTAGTTGCAAAATATTTTGGAACACCATCAGCCATCCCGCTGGTACTATGAACTGTTGCCGTACCAGAATCAACTAAAGGTGCTATTGTATAAGTTCTTATAGGATATTGCATCAATAGTTTTTTAAGTACTATGTCACCTACATTATCACTTATACTATTTATAGCACCATCAACATAAGTCTTATTAGCTAAATGATTACCAGTAGTTGGTTCCTTAGCAGAAGTAACATTATAGGTACTATTAACCGTAACTGCTTGGTTCAATGTTGTTGTATTGTTAACTACAAGTGTACTATCTAAAGTTGTGCCACCAGTAACTGTTAGAGCACCAGTGAAAGTAGCAGCCCCTCCGTTAACAATAGTCAATCTATTCACAGGTGTTGTACCTGTTTGTATATTGAATGAGCCATTACTGCAACCTAATGTCTGAGCGGCTATATGTACAGTACCAGCTGTTGGCATTAAACTACCACCAGTAATAGCTGAGGTAACTGCAGCATCTAAAGCTGTCTTTGTGATCAATGCAGTTCCTGCAGTAGGAACAGCAGTAGGATCGGCAATTAAGAATGCTTTACCAGATGCTGGGACTCTCAGTATCATATCCCCAACAGCATAAACACCAGCACTAGCACCAGCACTAGCTTCAATAGTAGTAGCTACTGCTGAACCAAATTTAAGCTTGGCACCAGTAGTTCTCATTGTAATAGCATCAGATAAAACAGTGCCTAAAGTACAAGCACCCAGAGCATTTAATGTATTAGAAGAACAGTCTACATTAGCCAGCAAACTAATTTTACCACTACCATTAGGATCTAAAATTAAATCTAGATTAGTGCCTGTTGTAAGTGTATTAGCCGCACCAGCAGCAATAATAACAGATCCAAGTGTGGCTCCAGCAAATGTTGGAGAAGCACCATTATGGATATTCTGTGGTAAACTAATTGTTGGAGTAGCACCAGCACTTACATTTACTTGACTACCTGTACCACTAATACTAGTAATACCTGTATTAGCCAGAGTTATAATATCAGTACCAGCATCAGTAGTAATGCTCATACCAGTACCAGCATTAAGTGTTAGAGTTGCAGCTGAAGTATTTGCTACTACTGATGATTGTCCTGCTGTTCCTGTGACTTGAATTGTTCCAAAGGAAAGGGGAGCTGTAGCAGTATTAGCAATGGTGATTGTTGAACCAGAACCAGTAACTGTAATATTACCACTACCATTAAGGTTTAATACACTTGTGTTTGAAGAAGCTGTAACAGATGTTCCAGAAGATGGAGTAATAGTTTTAAAGATAGCTTGTGAACTACCCTTATCAGTATTAGCAATAGTGATACCAGCACCTTCACCACCACTACCAGTAACTGAAACACCATCAGTACCTGTAGCAGATGCAATATAATCTCCAGTAGTATTAGTACCCAGAGCAATTGCATTAGTGGCTACTGTAGTAGCAATACTGACTGCCTGAGAGCCATCAAAATTAACTGAACCCGTAATCGGACCAGTTAACTGAATAGCATATGCATTAGCTAACTTAGTTGCCGTTGCTGCAGTTCCAGTAAGAGCAGAATCAGTAAATGCTATATCTTTAGTTGTAACACCAATACGCATTTTAAGTGTGTTACTTTCAAACCAAACATCACCTGCTGTAGGCGATGTCGGAGCAGTACCACCAACAAACCGTAAAGGAGATAGTGTAGTAGTACTACCAGCTAACTGAATCATACCCGTCATTGTACCGCCAGCCTTTGGCAAGGCAGCACTAGCAGTATTTTGAGCAGCAGTTACATTACTATTTGTAGTAGCTAGGCTGCTATTAGTTGCAGTTAAATTTGTTTGAACATCAACTGCTTTATCATAAGCCGTTTTAACCGCTTTTGAATTAGCTACAAGTATAGTACTTGCACTACTAACACTATCGCTTAGGTCTACTGCAATAAGACCAGCGGTATTTTTCAAACCACCGGTACTAGTGTTTACTTTAACCCCACCAATTTGAGAATCAGTAGCAGGTCTGAGAGCAACAGCACCCGCACCAGATACACTAATACCCCCTTCAGTTCCAGGAACAATAGAAACTAAACCAGTTGCGCTTTCGGTGGCTGTTCCACCAGCAACAATACGAGATAAACCAAAGTTTCTAATAGTAATATCGCCTGTTGGCGTAGCATTAACATACACATTTAATACTTTAGTTGCACCACCACTAGTGTCTAACCAGAAGTAACCATCATATACAGCATTAGCACCAGACGCGGTAGCATTAGCTAAATTAGGCGTAAAGATTCTAGTACCACCAGTACCTTCAACTAGCATCATTGTTGCACTAGTTGCATATAGTACATTTGTAGGATCTACAAAATTAAACTGATAGCGTATATAACTTGTAGTAGCTGGTGTATTAGCTGAAATAGCATTAGCAGATGCCCAAGTTTGTTTGAAAACCTGAGGAGCAGAAGTACCAACTAGTTGCTGTCCACCTGCGTTTAAAATTGCAGTTTCAATATAACCAAAGTTAACTGCATCATTGGCTGCTAAAGCACCACTCGGACGCATAATTAAATTAGTAAGAAATTTATTTCCTGCACTAAGATTAGAGCCAGTAGCATAGATTGCATTGGCTTCTAAATAATTCTTGGTGACTACATCTTGAGCGGCTTCTGGGTTAACTACATTACTAATCTTTTTAGTACCTGCGTTGTAGAATGCTCCACCAGCATGCGAGATTGCTCTTCCATCAATAAGAGTATTGGTGTTAGTCTCAAAATTATTGATATGTGCTGTTGATAGGGCTACAGAGTTTGCAGCCACAGTAACTCGTCCTTTAGTATCAACAGTAAATGTAGGGATAGTAGTGGTACTACCATAACTACCTTGTGAAGAGACAGCTAAAGGTGGAATTAATGCATCAACAAATGGAGAAGTAGTAATACTAATAGCCGAAGCACCCAACGCAGGAATATCACCACTACCAATAGCTCGTTGGCTAATAGATGTTATTCTTCCTTTAGCATCTACTGTAATATCTTTAATCGGATCAGCACTATAAGCATTAGGTACAACTGCAGTGTCATTTAAACAAGCATCGGGTAACTTAAAGTTACCGGGAGTTGCAGGATCAATCTTACTAAGGATAATACCTGAAGGTATGAAGCTTACTGGGAAAGGAGATTGACCTGTTAAAGTTGTGTTTAGCTTGGCAACTACAATAGAACCATTTTCAATAGCATCCTTAGGTAACAGAAAACCCTGATTCTCATTAGGGCTTAGTTTACTTAGTGGAATATTAGCAGGAAGATCATCATGACCCATATTTCTATGACTAGCAAGAGTTACTCTGCCTGTAGTATCATAAGCAATCTGTAACATATTGTTAGTATTAGTAGCTGTAGCTTTACCATAGGTACTGGCTTGAGTAACGCCAGTAGTGGGTAGATCAGCTACTGCAATAGCTCTATGAGAAGCAGAGGTTATAATACCTTTATTATCAACAGTAAATTTAGCTAGTGCATTAGTTGCATTATCAGAACCATAAGTACCTAGCGAAACTGTACTAGTTGGAAGATCCGCATTGACTATAGAAGCAGAGCTAATAGAAACAATGCGACCTTTAGTATCTGGAGTAACGGTAAGTAGTTTACCTGTGCCACCATATGCTGTAGCAGATAGACCAGATACAGTAGGCAGATCATCGGCTGTCATGCTTCGATGACCCAAAGCACTTAGTATACCCTTATTATTAACTGTTGCATATACCATATTATCAGTATTACCGGGTGCTGACTTACCATATGTACCAATATTTGTACTTAATGTGCTTGGTAAATTTTCTAGTGGTAAAGTATAAACTTGTCCAACACCACTCGAAAGTTTAGCTAGAGGAATACTACTAGGAAGCCGATCAACATGCACTGTACCTGTAGTTAAATTATTTGCATCATTTAGCTGACTCAAATTAACCGCATCTGTTGAAGCAGTACCCGGAGCTAAGTTTGTAATCTTATAATCTGTTGCAGAATCTGGAAGTCTAGTTGTAAAGTCACCAGTAAAAGATGCTGGTGAACCAACTAATCCTGTCCGATAAAGTGAACCCTTAGTTACAGCATTATTAACTGCTAAAACATTCGGGGTAACTGAGCCGCCTGAAAAGGGTATATTGTCAAGCCCTGTAAACATTGTCAGCGTTTCAGTAATTTGCTTAGTACCCGCATCTTTAATGAAATTGTTATTCATTTTAAGATCGGTGTTACCTAAGAATGGACCATCTATTGCATTTTCATCATACTTTAGAATGATTTCATTTTTAACTTTAGCCAGTAGTTCTTGTACAATATACTTTAACTGATCAAACTGTAGGTTTAACTGTGTAGTAGTTAGCCGAGTACCGGGAGCAAAAGTTACAATGCTGTTTATTGAAGGGGTCTTACGCCGAATATAAACTTTATCGTATTGTCTTACTGGTGGTCCTTCAAAAGTAGTATTTAGAACTGGTGGAATATTTATAAATAATGTATTCCCGTATTCAGGATCGTCTTCATCAGTAATCTGTAGTAATAATTTATATGATCTAGAGAGTGGATAATAAACAGGGGGAACTAAACCACTACCAGTTGGGATTGTATCTAAATCCACAAACTTTAGTATCTTAGTTTGTTCATTGATTGTATACCAATTTTTTGGGAAGATAAACATCTCTCTGCGATCTGCAACTGTAAAAATATTCTCACCAAATTTAGTATCAGCTCCCGTATCAAATACTCTTTCAACTTCAATCTGATCAATTAAAGGAACATTCGGTAAGAATGCCATAGTACTTAAGTCAAACTCTCCGGCTCCTACTGATGTATTGCCATTTGAATCAAAGATAATTGTGGCTTGTGCTATATTTAAATTGTCATATGTTGACATGTATGTCTCCGTTAAGTGTCAATGGTTGTGTATTTCTGTTTAAACTTACCCTTGAACTCCATGTTTGTAATGTTTACTGGAGTTGGGTATTCACTGGTAATTTTAATAGTAGTTGAATCTGAGTATCCAAGAATCTTAGATACAAACTCACCTTGCTTTTGGAATATCTCTAGAGGTAGAGTATCTTCATAGATTGTATACTCCGGTCTTGTTGGAATATAGCTTGTTGTGAATGCGGGTCTACCTCTATGGGTTACTTCGATATCATATGGTCCAGTGAAGTAGTGTCTAAAGATAGCACTACGAATATTCAATACACCATCTATAATATTATTATTCTCATCGCGTACAAACAGAGTACTAAGTTCTACATTCATCTTAAACTTAAGACCAATGTATACATAGTAATTACTAATTGCATAGTTTGCACCAATAACTACAATCTCTGTATACTGTCCACCATTAGCATCTGTTTTATTAGTGACACTAAAAGGTTGTATAGCTACATTACTTAAATCTTCACTATCAGGAGTGCCGTTATTTAAATATCCCTTAAAAAGAACAACAAAGTACTTATCTACTTCAGTTATATTAGTATGTCCGGGTATGCGATAAGTTGTAGTCGCAGTGTATGGATCATACTTAGCATTGTAATCATTAGGTTGAGCATCTGAGTTAATAATCTTCATCTTAAACATTCGATCAAGACGAGGAACATATACATCTTCATTTAACATGTAGTTACGATAAAGATAATAAGCATAGGTTCCACTACCAACTTCAGTTTCTCGTTTACTGACAACATACATGTTATTAGAAAAGCACTGTAGTGTTTCAATAGACTCAGTATCATCTAGGATATAACGATAGAATGAATTCTGTACAACTCTGTCTCCACTAAACCGATTGACATAACCATAGATATGATTCCGCTGGTCATCATCTACAAACAGCAGCGTGTCCTGTGCAGGGGCTGTGGCTGCAGTCCTGTAGTTCTTTGGTAGATAGCCAGCTGCTGTGCTTGAAACCTCTACAGCAGAGGCGTAGCCCATTGTACCCTTACCCGTAAAGAGGAAGAGCTTCTGGGAATCAAAGAAGTAAAGGCGTGATCCAATAAACTGTGGGTCTAGGATAGGCGCAGTACCATAGTAGGTAACCGGGGCTACCGCTACATTGCTTGGCGACAGTTCCATACCTGCGGCAGACATCAATTGGAATTGAATGTTAGCCTTAGTATTAATAAACATATACTCTTCAAAGGGAGTCATACTTGTGATTTCACAGTAGCTATTTGAGGAGACACGAATGTCAATAGGATCTGTGGTGATAATATTCTCTGCATCCTTCAAGAAGAGGGATTCATATTCACCCATCTCAGATGAGAAGATAACATCATCAGCGGAGAACCACAGTCTATCTTTAAAGACTGCGATGGAGTTAATCTTTACATGCTTTAGACTCTTGCGGTCTACGGTCTTAAAGATACTTGGTCCCGGATTGGTTGTCTTGTCACCTGTGGTTCTAGCCGACCATTTGATTGGCTCAATGTTCCATGCGGTTACATTGGATGCATCAATAGATACCACAAGCTTCTGTGGCATTCTTCGTGGATCAATGTAAGAGTGTTCATCAGGTGTTCTAATCTTTTGAAGATAAGGTCTACCTGTTGTAGTAATTGCTGTTGTGTGTGTTATGGTATTAGGACCAACTACAGTGACACCCGAATAAGTATAGATACCTTTAGTAGTATCATTTGGATCGTAATAATAAGTCTGCTCAGCTGGGTTCCAACTAATGACTCTATAGTATCCACTTGTTGTATTTAGATATGGATTGAGTGTGAAGAAAATCTTACCACGACCCTTGATAATTCCATTAAGAAGAGTGTCACTATCATAGAGAGACTCAAGCATTAGCTTAGCAGTATCATCTGTAGGACTACTTAGTTTGGCGTTGTTAGAGAACCAATCATCCTTTTCAGGGGGTAGTCTAATAGTAGATAAATCATCTACACGACTTCCTAAGTAAGCCTGAGCTGAATTGTAGTAATAGTAATCATCCGCAGAGATGTAGTCTGCATTAGTTATATTAATAGTATAGGTAGTACCTGTAGTAGCAGCAGTTAATAATCCCGGAGAAATGGTTGCTACTCTTGTCAGACCTACATAGCCTGTAATAGTATATGTCCCAGCTCCACCATTTACAAGAACAATTGACTGTCCTTTATAAGCATCATTTAGAGTGGATGCAGATGCTGCTAGTGTTATGGTAGTAGCACCGCTAGAAGAACTAGCAGCCAAAGTACCAACAACACCTAATGTGCTAATATTAATTGAGTATCGACTTGTGCTAGAAGGATTTGTAATAGACCAAGTACCCAAAATTGTAGCTATTTTAGTTACTCCATCATAATCCGTAATTAATTTTGTTTCTGCTGCACCAGTATGGTTTGTTACAGTAATAAGCATCCAATTATAAGCATCATCTACATTAGATGCCGTTTCTGCTAAATCAATGTGATTAGCCGCACCACCTGTAGCTAAGCCTGTGATTAATGCAGGTCGCCAGCCAAGTAAGACATCATCTGCAGTACCTGCTGTATTGTCTTCACCTGTGTCAAATACCTTAGCAACCTTAGCTGCCGTATAGTATTTAATCTTACGACCATTGATATCATCGGTTGCAGTTACTACACCATTAAGATCAAACAACTTACCCTCAACATCAGAACTGAATCCCGCTCGTACATTCTTATTAAGAACAACGACACTTGATCCCAATGATACAGCCTTAAGGGATTCCTTGGCTGTCTTGTTGTTGGGGTTATGTGTGATGTATGCACGGCTGTCTGTCTTAACAACGCCAGTGGCATTGGTCTGATCTGCAGGAGTTAGATCTTCCCATGTACCTGTAGGGTAGACTCTAAAAATATAGAATAACTTATCTGCTTCAGTTGTTGCACTAAAGTCAACTACAACAAGGAATGTATTCTCTTCATTAATACTGTACCAGTAGTACCATAGATCATGGGTTGCTGGGACATTAGCTAGAGAATATAAATCTAATCGAATAGCGGTTGATGAGGTATCCCATGATGTTGCATTGGCTGCAGTCTTCTGGGGTACAATTTCAAAGCCGGGTCGCTTCTCAAAGTTACGCTCTAGGGAAACTAAAGCATTGTCAATATTCTCTGCTTCGTTTGGTTGCCGTCTATTAGGCGACTGTCTACCAACAGAGTTGGTTGTGAAGACAGGAAGTTTGGTTGAGGCATAGCCAGCCTGTGGGCTGCGTCTGCGAATAGCCATTAAAAACCTCCGGTACGAAAGTACCTAAACCGATTT